CCGTGAATTCTTCCGGTATTGGGATCATAAAGTTTAATCCACTCGGTGAGCGTCCTACGTCTAGCTTCGAATAGTATCCTCTTGGCCAGAGTTCTAGCTGATTGTGGAGCACTACTGGGAAGTGAAGAGATATTCGCTTCATTGATCTTCCACCCATATTTACTAAGATCTTCTCTAACTATTCCTTGTCTGTTGGCTTCAACGTGTGTCTTGGTTTTGTCGCTTGGTCTCCAGCCAGCCTTAGAAAGAACATCCACAATTTGTCTATGTGAGGATGGATTGAACTCTTGGTAGATACATCTACAAAAAGATCCCCCATTGTATTCCGAAAGATCGTTACTCTGTACCCAGCGGAAGTCTTTTCTATGAAGAGTCCCATGTTTGGTCAACTCTGGATTAATCTCTCTAATTAAAGTGAGATGAGGAGGAAAGGATTTAAGTATATCTTCATCTAAATTCTTTAATTCTAAAGTTACTTTCTCAAGTAGTTTATTACACTTTTTAATATCAAAATAGAACCCATTATCGTGAAGAGAATTAGCAATGATTTGGAACTTGTGTTCACAAGTAATAGCATTCCTATACTTAGGATTATCGATGTCACTAAGATAGCTAAGGTAAATACGCTCACAGATATCGACGTCTCTAATACAATACGTAACCATTTCTTCAGTAAGTCTAGACCAATCATTGAATTCTCCTTTAGGTAAGTTAAATTCAAGACCGTAATCTTCTATTCCATGTCCCTTGCGCGAATAGTTACATAACTTAGAAATAATAAAGGTATCAATAATATCGGTAACATTAATGCAATCATAAAACTGAATAAGATTACACAAGACAGGGTAATCATAACCAAGAATGTTGTGACCGACCAATCTTTTACACTTTTTAACCAAATCTTTAAACTTCTCCACTTCTGTTTGATCTTCGTGGAGATTTCTAAATACATAATATTCCCCCGTAGCTATGTCTTTTAGAACGACACACCATATCTTAGTAGGATTTTCTAATTTATCTGCTTCAATATCAATTATTAATTGCATATTGAGATTTTAATTTATTATAATAATTACTCTCCTTGTCTATTGCAGACTTAAACTTATTAGAATCTCTGTTCTTCATCCATTTAACATCACTAAGTAATTGTCGCATAGTATACCAATCATTTGAATTAATAGGTCCAATAACGTTACTCATCTTTCTCCTCTACTGGTATTTGGATAATTTCATGGAGAACAAAATCTCTGCAGAACTTCTTAGGGTCTACCCAACGTATTATTTGTCCTTCGTTGACAGCTACTTTAATTGATTTCTTAGTCTTAACTATAACATGATACTCTAATAAGTCAAGACCTAACTTAGGTGAAGAGGCTAAGAATATAGTAAATCTCTTCATAGGGGTCAACCAATCTTCTACTTTAGGTTCTCCATTATCAGGTGGTTCTTTACCTCCTATGACTACTTTTAAAGACTTACGTCTCTTACGTACTTCCTCTTCCTTATCTAGTCTTTCATCTTCAGTAGTGGTCATAGACATATGTTTCTTCTTCCTCCGTATTTCTTTGTACTAAGTAATAAATTAAACCATCAAGTTCTTGATCTATTCTTAGAATTCTATACTTAATACCAGATTGAAATAATTTCCATAAAGTATTTACATTTACTTTAGTTGAAACTTCAAATCTTAATAAATAACATCCATCAGCTATATTCTTATCTAGAGCTTCACAATCTCCATCTTTATTTATATCTATTTCATATTTAAGAACTCCAAGGTTAGGAACACCTAACCATATTAGTGTAGGACATCTCATAGAATGCCTCCAGGACTGCGTAGGAAGCTCACTGGTGAATTATTTTATATACCCCGCTAGGGTAGTAGCCAAAATGTATAAAACTTACTACGGACCTTCCTACGAGCTATAGTTTCCAATCTATAGGATCTAACTTATCTTTAGCTAAAAATGCATTAACTCTACTAAAGACTCTACTTCCAGAGAATGGATGTTCTCCAGAACAGAAACCTCTAGGACTAGGATGACTTACTTCTATCAAGTCTGAGTAATCCTCGTTCACAAACTCTGTCAATTCTCTTGCTATACCTCCGCATAGTACGAAGCAGATGCCTTTTCTGTTCAGGCGAGTGATTACCTCTATCGTAAGAGACCGCCATTCCTGCCAGTGAAGATGTGAGAGTGATAAGAATTGTAGACACGTCGGTATCGCGTTCCACAGTAAGACTCCCTGTTCAACCCATGGCTCTAGATTACCAGACTTAGGAAAGATAGATTTCTTTCCTTCTTTATCAAAATATTCATAGTGAAGATCGTTATGTAACTCTTTGAAAATATTAACTAATGTAGGAGGGAACGGATATTCCTTCCTATTTATACAATCCTTAGGAGTACTAAAGGCTAGTCCTGTGGAATATTGAGGATTAGGATAAGGATCTTGACCTATGATTGCTACTTTGACTTGCTCAAACGGAGTAAGATCCAAGCTTGCAAACAGATTAGAACGTCCTGGGCAATAGAATGTACGTTCCATATCAAGTCTATCCAATCTGGTCTGAACATCTTCCCACTCCTTTGATCTCCAGAAATCTAAATCTTCCCAAGTGTCTATTTCATTCATTTCCCCCTCAACCTTCTAATAATATGTTTAAGCTGCTCGTATGTCTTCCCACGTCTTATCTGGCGAAGACCTTTGTTGTTGTGATGACGTCTGAACTTCATTATCGTTATCAGCTTTTAATTCTGATAGAGTATATGTTCCAGGATCAAACGTAAGTATGCCTGCTGATCCTGTTTTACCGCAGTACCTATTTTTAGAGACTGTGATGTAAGTTTCTCTGCTTCCTTGTGTAACATCGCGAGAAAGATCGATCCTAATATCGGATACTTTCCCAATGGCCCTACTGCTTCTTGTTTGTCCAAAATCATTGACATGGCTTACTACTATTAATCCAAAATCTAATTCCTTGACCATCATCTCTAATCTGGTAGAGATTTGGTCGAGAGCTTGTCTTTCATTCTCTCCCGCCAAGAGAGGAATGGCCATGCAAATGTTACCGAAAAGAATAAAACGACAGCCACAGGCAGAAACGAGAAACCTAATAGTGTCGCAGAGTGTCTCTGCAGAGTCGCCCCCAAAGCTAGAATGAAGGTACAACCGCTCATCCATGCGAATAACCTTGGAGACAGCAGAAAAGATTTCATCTTCTTCGAGACCGCTGTCGGGAAGGTGCGCGGGTCTTTGGAGCTCAAGTCCAGCAATAGCTTGGAGGTGCCTTCTAGGGCTTTCTTCATGGAGAATACATCCTATGTTATCATCTGTTACCTTTAACAAATGATGTTCGAGGTTGTACATTAATTCAGTCTTACCTACTCCTTCAGGAGCAGTGATTAGAACGATTTCCCCTGTTCGTATTCCATACGTCTTTTCGGTTAAGGTAGGGAACGGATAGGGGATACCGTGTCGTACTTTACCTTTCAGAATAGTTTTGAAGTCGTCGAAGGAAGAGACTATGGTCTCGGGCAAGTATTTGCGGGAATTAAACCATGTGTTCCTGAGTACTTCACCTTCACCATTCTGAAGGTATTCATTGGCATCTTTCCTTGATGTTAGTTTTACATCAAAGACTTTGCCATAGTCGAAAAGCTTAGAAACTGCTGCTGTAGCTTCTCGCCCCACTGCATCGCTGTCGAAACAGAGGTAGATTCGATCGAAGCTACTAAGCCAGGATCTACATGCTGTGCAATCACGTACGCTAGTAACAGCAGACTGGATAGAAACCACAGGTTGATGTAGTACTTGGTAAAGGGAACACGCATCTTGTTCTCCTTCGGTGATGGTCACATATTTATGTTGACCAGCGTTGAACTTATCTGATCCGAATAGACCTGCTTTGCTAATCTCTCCTAGGCTGGAGAAATCTTTGCTGCCAAGCTGTCTAACTTTGTAGCTACCGTTCGGATAGCGATAGCCAATCGAGACCGGCTTACCGTCGGAATCGATCTTAGTTTTGACGTCATAGAAGCGGAAAGTTTCCGCATTGACGCCACGCCATGGACAATATTCATAGGTAAACTCCTTGGTTGAAGGAGAGGTTAATGGCGGAAAATAATGATTACATGAAAAACAAAACCCATGTCCATCATCAAAGGTAGACTTAGCATCAGAACTACCACAGACTTCACATGGAATGTGAACTTCAACTAGTCGGGAAGTAATAATATGGCTCCTTCATCATTGCTTTTGACTTATAAATCGTGACAGGTTTACACCTAAATCCAATGTCAATTATATCAGACCAATAGGCAGGTATTCCAACATACATCCATACCCACATACCCATGTCACACATCTTAATATCTGTGTGACCATTGTCCAGATAATGTATTTGTCTATTAGGTATGTGTATATGTACTTTCTTACGTTCATATATTATAGTATTTGAATAGTCTTTGTCAAGAGAAATTAAAGTATTTCCTCTGACTGCTAATAATTGTCCTTTGATCTTAGCAGGTTGAGCTAACCTACTAGTATTAAGATCAGCCCATTCTTCGAATACAGCTTTCTTGTCTGTTTCTAAAGGAATGGGGAACGTTTCAGTCCCTAAATCCTTAGACCAGAATTCGAAGTTGTTAACTGTAAAACAATTAGCTACTAAGATGCAGTTGTCTTCTATCTGTTTAAATTTCTTTTCTCCTTGTATTAAAGCATCACATACGAATAGAAGATTATACATGTTATCTTCAATTGTACTGATGTCAGGAGTACAATACATGCCTTCAATTCGCCATTCTCTTTCTGCAAGTTTCCACCATGCAGATGATGGCTTAGCTCCTAACTTATGCCAGTTAATCTCAGCAGGAGATCTCATGTCCAATGTTTGAATAGTTGTCTGTTTCGGCTTGAACATTTCTAACATATTAGACTCCTGCTTATAGGTGGACACTATAAGGCAAAGTGTTACCCTTGGTCTGTAATTGCCTGACCTCGGTCCCTATAGTGTCCGCTTATAAGTAGCCGGAGAGTGGTAGTGATAGACGGCTACCACTCTCCTATAAGTAGACCTGATTTGAAATGCAGCTCTATAATCTGGTTACCCAGACCTGTGTCTGCACTGCATTGGTTACACAGGTAACGGCCCTCAAGCCTACTTAATACCGAACTTCTTAGTTCCTCCTGTAGCAGGAACAGAAGTAGTAGCCTTATCAGCAGGTTTAGTAAGTAATTCCTCAGCAGCTTTAAGATCTGCTGTAGCCTTGTTGTAGGCTGCTAATAAACGAATATGGTGATTAACTAAGTTCTGCCAACCGACAGCAGCAATCTTAGGATATGTATCTGCAAGATCACACTTCTTTGCAAATGTCATCCTCAGACCATTAGCTAACTCTTCAGGAATACCCGTCTGTTGAGACAGACTAGGCCAGTCTTTCTCGAAGTCAGCTACTTGCTGTGTATCCATGATTTCTAGATTGTTGACATCGATGGTTTTCATGAAGTTATCCAAGAAGTCTTGACGTTGTTCTGCGTCTATGGTCGGGATGATTGTCGGAGAATCTTTGAGTAAGGTCTCTCCTTCTGTTTTGGTATCAGTAGCGCTAGAGATAGGAGATGAAGGTCCGACAGGTTTCTTATCTTGAAGCATCCTCGCAGCATCTTCGAAAGTCTTAGCTGTCTGTTTACCTTCAATCTTCTTAGCTCGGACCTTCGGTCTATCTTTGAAGTTAGCAGGAATAGCAGCAATTCTACCTTCTCTGACTAACTTATCGTAAAAGTTTCTGAGACTGTTCTTACCTTGGATATTAACTCCAGGTTCTACTAACTCAAACTCCTCATTCTCCACCTTTTCTTCTACTTTAGGTGGAGTTATAGAAGTAGTATGCCCAAGAATAGCTGCTAACTTATTCTTAGCTTCTAAATTTCTAGGAGTAGTTCTAATACCGTCGGTCATTGCTTCATTCTGTTCGGTATAACCGAATGCATTTGAAGCATAACCCCATCTAAAATCACCGCCTAAACCATTATCTTTGTCAAAGGAAATAGCATTACCTGTAGAAAGGAACAAGCCAATAGCACCACGATGCCCAATAAGACCCGAGACAATCTCTTCGTGAGTGGAAGGATCCTTAAGATCTTCCCATACTTTAGTCATATCTCCTTCTAAGAGTTTGTATGTTTTCTTGAACCGGAGCATGAGTTTCTGTGCTGCTCTATACTCAGGAGTGTGAGCAGAACTATCATTAGAAGAAGGGAATTCTCCTTCTAATACGCCTACAATAAGAGGATTATTCTCAGTATCCGCTAACAACACAATGGGCTGTTTATCTTCCTCTGGAATAGTGTTGGTGATATTAGACAGATAGAAAATAGCCTTCTGATCCTTTAGTTGGCTCTGAAGGTTCATCCACTTATCGATAGTAAGATGATCAGAACTGACCAGTTGAAGTTCAGTTCCAGTATGTATGATGGCTCCAGCACCACCTTTATTTTTCTCTACTTGGATCTTCATCATAGCCTCTGGTATGATCCAAGTAGCCTCTTTGACTAAAAGTGAACCTCTGTGTAAATCCGTAGCCATGGTATTCTCCGTGTCGAGTGTTAACGAGACGTTGTTCGCGAACTCTTGCGAGCGAGCGTTGTAAGACCTGTCATTATTGGTTGAATAGTTCCTGTAGAGACTTTCTCTTTGGTTCTTCAGGAACAGATACCTCATCCCAGGGAGGTTTATCTTTTGTACGTGGTATAAGGTCATCGATAGACCACACCTTAGCATACTTTTCATATAGATAGTATCGTTCGTCGTTGGTTATCTTCCCTTCTAGGTAAGTCTTATCTACCTGTTCGAGGAATAGATCAGCTACGATAGTCTCTAATTCTTTATCTCTTTCCGGGGTCATATTATATTTCCTCTTAAGTCTCTTCCTGTAAAAGTAAGGAATGAATTGATAATAAGATACAATGTTTCTAATCATATAGTAGACAAGTATAGCTAACATGCCGAAGGCTACTATTAGTCCGTATTCTTCACGCATGTTAATTCTCCGTATATAGGTGGACCGCTGGGTGTTTACCTTTCTATCAGCAACATCCAAGTACCAACACCAACTCGTACTAGGATTGGTCTGAGAGGGTACAGCGGTCCGCTTATAGTCGGTGTGGTGCCCATAGTCAGACTCGAACTGACACTGTGGGGATTTTAAGTCCCCTGACTCTACCGATTGGCCTATATGGGCAGAAAGAAAACCAGACTACACGGGAAGCTTGGCAACCCTCACGCAATTAGTACGTGGTAGTCTGGAATAAGAACTCCGGTGGGGAGTAACCTGCATTACTCAACCCACCGGAGTCTGCTCCTACATGTGGGTTTGTAGGAGACTAACGTAGTGCACGGTATCTGAGGATCATGCACTACGTTTCAGTGAATTGAATAAATATAATAGAGTTTTCTTACAGTTTTCTCCGCCATCACACCAACGATAAACATTTATAGGACAACAAGTACAAACTTCTCTCTTATTAATATCTGAACGACATGTTTCACATAACCATCTAAAAGTATATGCACAGTTGTCGTGTTTGACAGTTCTACGTCCGCATTTACAAATGCCAATAGCCATTAGGTTTACTCCGTCGTATCCCCCTGCCAGTGTATTGTGTTGGTATTGTATCTTAACATAGCCATATCCCTATTAGGATAGACTATGCTGACTTGTTTAATAACTCCTAAACTAGATTGATAATAGTTTTCAAAGAAGAATTTATTACCTGAAAATTTCATTACTGTTTGATTATATTTACCGCTTCCTAAGTTGACGGTATACCATTCATCAATACCTTGAGCAAAGTCAGACTTCCATGTCGTCTCATTCTCTCTAATGTTGAGAGATGTAGGATCGAATGGAATGTCGTTAGCTATTTTCCTCCATATAGGATTAAATCTAGTAGAATGCTTCTTAAGATAAGCTCTTCTACTTGCTTGTTTTACTGGTCTCCTTCTTTTGGACATTTGGTTTGTCTTTCTTTGAAGGATTCTGTTTCAACCATTCCTTTTCAGGAGAAACTGTTCCTAAGATTAGACCTTCAGTCTTGTTTTCGTCTGTCTTGTTCTTGCTCATAGAGTTTGAACCTTTCTGGATGAACGTACTTAACTGCCAGGCCATCAGGATTAACACACATGAAACCCTGACTGGATGAACAAGTAGGACATCTATGATCCAACATATCTTCCCACTTCAGTCTGCTTGCTTTACCCATCTTGCTTCTCCCATTGTCAATATTATAACATAGTAGATAGTTAAGTCAAGAGTCAGAGCTTCTTATCGTAGGTTTTATTGCAACTTATGTAAATAATCTAGATATAATCTCCATCGACTAACCAACCACCTTCAGGCCAGAACTTCCTAGTTCTTTCCATTATGTCAGCAGATATTCTACGATGTCTCTCTGGTTCTATATTATCCGGAGGACACATATTTTCTATGACACATATCTGTTCTCCTTCGTCCCAGAAGACTCTGGTGATAGTATAGTTCCCTTTACCAGAGATGTTTACGTAGTGTCCTTTTTGTGGTCTTGATCTTGCCATTGTTGATTGCTTCCATATGGCTTAGGAGCTTCCACCTGTTCGTTCTTCGGACTCAATAAGATCATCAATAATAGACACAGTATTGGTAAGAGCGTTGCTATTACTACTAACGTTATTATCCATCCCATAATTCTTACTCCATTCATGTATTAGTTTAACTAAAGCTTCTTCATTGATTGGTTTACCACTTACTTCAGTAGTAGACCAACTGTAGATTTGTTTACCTAATTCAATCATCTCACCATAGGTGAGTGAAAGACATATATTGGCTATTATCGCTAAGGGATCTTGATCCATGGGAGATGAAAGATTCTTCTTAGCATATAGACTAGCCTTATCAGCAGCTTGCTCACGCTCATAGTCATGACAGGTCGCACACTGTTGTCTATTGCTTGCGTCTTGACTGAGAGAACAATGCGTGCCTTTGTTAGCTTGCATACAGTAGTAAGGGTTAATGCTGCTCATGGTTCTATGTTCCTCTGTTGGATCTCAAGCATCTTTCTGATTAGATAGTCTTTCAACATTGGATCATTCTGTAGTCCTTGCATCAATAGAAAGTCATTGATTGCTTTCATCGTAGCTGGTCTTAATACAGGTTTGGCTAAGATCGTAAGAGCAGCATTGGAGGACTGCTTGTAGGTGGGCTCGCCATGCCCGTAGGAAGCTCGCTGGTAAGTTATTTTATTCTTCTGGTAGGTAGGGTGCCAACACATTTCACCCACATGGTTGGGGTTCCTACGCGTATATTTATCTGTTGCTGAATGTGGATCAGACCAACATGTAGAAGCTCCGGCACACGAATATGTAATAGAAAATATTAGAGCTACAGCTAGAGTAAGAAATATCCAATAAGATACCTCAGATAGATTATCTTTCCAAGACATGACATTCTCCGTGTTTGTAAGTACAGGTGGAGAGTACGCACAGAGGCAGCATCCAGAGTAGCTCTGATCTCTCCTTATGGCGGCCCGTACAGCCAATAACCTACTAACTGAAGGGGGTCTTAGATCATCAGCCGTAGGTTATCCTATATAACCTGTTAGGTTATTCTAATTAGTTATACATCTCTACTTCAAACCATTCAGGTTTGATAAAGACATGAGGTCTACCTCTAAGACCATGATTTAAACGATGTGTTTCTTCTCTATTGCTGAATGCTGATCTACCTCCTGGTTGTTTCTCACCTTGAGGTAAGATTACGCATTCATAAATACACTCAGGATATGGATCAGTTAAATCAATATTAGTTACTAGACGATAACCTTTAATCATACAACCTGAGGTGAATAAACGTTTACATTGTGACTTAGCAGCACGTGTAGTCTTAGCTGCTAGAGTTCGATCACCTTGTTTCTGTCTTTCGAAAATCTTTTCCCATGCTCTCGCAAGATGATACTCTTGAATATCTCTAGCTCTTGCTCGTCTTTGCTTAAGCCTTTCGTTCATGATCACCTCTCGTAGTTAGCCCCGTACTGTGCACCATGTAGATGCACAGTGTCGAGAACAACCTAAGAGATTGGTCTAATAAGACCTATATTATCTCTCTTACGTTTGAACTGATCATAACTCAGAGCAGTAGGTTTCTGAGTTATGTAATGCCTAGTTATCTCTGTGTATTGATCAAAGTAGAAATTTGTATCGTAGTCACCGTTCAAAAACTTAGGCCATTGCTTAAGATTATGTTCTTCTAAGAATGTCTTCTGATACTCTGGTTTAATACAACCAGGTATTACTCCACGTGATCTAGTGACTACACGTGAAATCGGATGTAAGATGATGTAGTTAAGTCTTCTAGGTCTACGACCTACCTCAGATACATATGCTAACATAGTTGTAACTCCCACATTCAGCTTAGTTGAAGAAATACTATTCCTTTGCTTCGGGGTATTGACTCAATAGAGTACGCCCACACTCCAACAGTGCAGGCTCTATCTCGTCTATGACCTTCTGTGCTGCTGCTTTAGCCTCTTTGTAATCAGTATGGCCTGAACTGATGAAGTAATGTGTATGGTGTAACACTACCTCAGCATCATAGGTAGCCTCACCTAGCCTACCTCGCCTACATGTGACTGAGTCTAGCTTGATGTATCCTGGTAATCTCTCGTCCGCCATCTTTCTCTCCATGTTCCTGAGTAGCAATTGCTTTCCCAGTATGACTATTGTAACACAACTAATAGTTAAGTCAAGGCTATGACTCGACTATCTTAACTTTTATTACATTATATGTAAAATAAAGCTTGACAAGCCTTATTTCTTACTATATATAGATAAGACAGCCCTGCATATACACCTACATATAGTAACCACGTCTCTTAGTTAGCTTAGATTAAGTAGTACGTAGTACATATGTGTATAGTCTGACCATGACGTGCGAACCAATGCGACCTATCATACTTCGCGTAAGCGAAGGAGGACTATCGTAGGACTATAATAGGACTATCAACCTATGGTTGTCACAACCTCTGTTCATGGTTTGAACTCTTGTTCATGGTTTGTACGTTACAGCGGTAACGCTCAAACAGAGAACAGATGAATGGATGTGATATAAGTCTTATGTGCGACAGAACAGCACATCATGTTAAATCATTGATAGATAAGGACTATTTGCACTTGACATAGTAATTAGCTGGTCTATAATGGGGACAATAAGAAGAAACGAGCACATTGGAATATGGCTGTGTCTCAGACACAACCCGTTGTTTCTCATCGTTAATCGGATCGAAGGCATTGCCGCCACCTTGCCCGTCCAGGCAAAGGAAAGAGCAATGTATGATATCAATAGTGCATCTGTTGAGCAGTTACGTGCCATTGCCCGTGCTGCTTTAGCTTTATCAACCATCATGGTTGAGACAGAAGAGTTGATCAATGATCGACGTTCCTCTTTTGAAGTAGAGGAACAATGGTCTGAATTAACTTCTGTCTTTCAATCAATATGGAAAGGATAAGGCAATGAAAGACATGTGTTTATGTCAAACACTAGGATATCCTAGTTGTAATGTTCAATGTTCTGATTGTTATTACTACCAATCAGGGCTAGAGGAACCTCACTATCCCGTCCCTGCAATTCAAACAGTCGTTGTATATGGAGGAGTATTCTGGAGTATATGGGTAAAACGTGGATACGGATGGATTAGAGTTTGGCATAACAAATAACCAACATACTGCGGGCAAGATGAGGGCAATGCTGACGATCCACAATCAACGGAGTTACTGCTATGTTTACAGTAGAACAGGTTAAGTCTGAGTTTCAGGTATCTCGTGGACGTTTACTCAATCTGTCGGATGTTGAGATATCCGAACAGCTTGATTTGATGGAACCGGGATCTGACTTAGATGATGTTTTCGCTGCTCTCATGGATATGGAACCGTCGAGCGGCGACACGACAGACGTGATAGGTAGCATTCACATTGCTTCTCTTGCCTCTACACTGGCAAGAGAACTCGACGCAGATGTGGAGTTTGATAAGCATACTCGTGCTGCTCTCGAAGCATACGAAGTTATCAAGCGTGCTCCAGTCGTCATGTTGTGGGACTTCAAGCGTGTCTTTGGTGATGAGAAGGTATCTCAGTTTCCGATACCTGGATCATTCATCAAAGATGGCGTGTTGCTCGATGCTGATGAAAGACCCATCAGTCAGGGCAATGTTCAACGTAAGCCTGATAAGTATAAGGTTAGTGTTAAGGTGAATGATGCTGAGACTAAAGACCAGCCCCGTTCATTCTATAAAGAACTAGCCTTGGATACTAAGCAAGGTCGGCAGATCGTCGAGATACTTGATCAACTGACCTTGGCTAACGATAAGACTACTCGCACCAATGCGAAAGAACCTTATCGTTCTATGTCAGCGACTAAGAGACTTAGCGAGACCAACAAATGGAAGGTACGTAAGTCTCGCCTTCCAAACCTAGCTAAGCAGGCGATGCAGTGTTATTTCCAATATGAGACCTTATCTAGTATGGATAAGATACTCGTTGGTTATAACTCGACTACTCACATGGTCGATAATGTAGAGCGTGTCGATCTAGATGAGGTTAATACTCCGTATTGGATACAGGATAAGAACAACCCTGCTAATGTGGATACTTACACGGTATCGGAGTTCCTTAGACTTGATCCATTACAGGCTAATCTAAACGGTGGAACTTACGATGCTCTCATTGCCACAATAGCAAGAGCACCTAAGAAACCAACGACTACTCTGCCTGAGATCAAGACACCCGAGGAGCTAACTACTCACTGGGCAGTCGAGGCAGCATTCATGGATCAACGTCATTCTGATTGGCGTAAAAGAGAGACAGCCATCATTGCTGCTCTCCGAGTTGATCCACATGCCATCAGATCATTTGGCAATGTTCAGATGGCGACTGATGGAATATGGAAGGTCATACAGCCTCTCTACGATGCACTCATCCAAGAGGACATCCGAGCAGAGGCTAATGATAGGAAAGAGAAGGCTAAGAAACTAGCAGAGAAACACAACGAACAGGTCAAGCAACAAGCTAAGCCTGTTGAGGTTAAAGCACCTAAGACTAATCTAGCCTCTCTAATGAAGTAATCTCTACTCCAAACTAATAACCCCTAGGTCTTAAATGATCTAGGGGTTTTTTATTGTCTATCGTTATATCTAATCATATATTACGGTGTATACATAATAATCTTAATCTATGACATTAAGATACTAATAGTATACATTATATTCATAGTATACTAAGTATTATAGTAACTAATAAGGATACTTAATGGATATTAGTATGTATACTATCGTAGTATATTAAGGTATATTAAGCGAGATAAGGATCTTACTAAGTATCCTACCATTATCCTATTATTATCCTATTAGTATCCTATCGATAGTCCTCTTCGAACCCTCCATAGGGGGTCGGGGGTGGGCAAAGCAGCAACGAATTACACCTAAAATATATCTCGGAGTATTTTTTATATAATATATTAAAATAAAACTTGACATTAGGTTTAAAGTATGTTATAGAGATAAGACCTGGCCAAGGTATTAATTAAACTTAATATAACATAAAAGGATATATTAATCAATATGAATTATGATCATAACAAACAAGATAGTTATAATGGAATAATGGGTTCTCCTATGGATGCTAAGAAACATCCTGCCCATAAGATCTCTCATCCTCATGGTAATCATGGAACTCTACCTGACGTAGGTTCCCATGATAACTCTCATGGTAGATCTTCTATAGGATCTCCTCTTCTTCAAGGACAAGCAGACAGTGGTAGTCCTTCTGGGATGCCTATGTAATGAAGAAATCTAGAGGAGCTAAAGTACAACATAATAATATTCATTCTTCATTCCCTGCTCAAGGATCAGAGACAGCTCCTCCTAGTTCTATGAGTATGCCTCCTGGTAAGGAAGGTAGAGGAATGACTCCCGCAGTCAATCAAGATCCTAATCAGGGTCTAACTAATCCAGGATCCTACTCAGGATACTCTGGAGGTAATTACTCTTCAGCTCAGGATGCCTACTAATGACATACTCAACAGGACAAGAATACGGAGATAGTCCTCCTAGTTTAGGTCTATCTAAAGTATCTGGAGTTAGTATCGATAGTTACAAACTTCCTATAGTCGATGTAGATAAACAAAGAAGGAATTTCCCCTGCTATGAAGTCAACCAATACTTCACGTTACAAGACATTCAGTCCGGAGATACTGAAGGAACTACAGACACAGATGCAGAATCACATGGCTCAGCCTATGGTAAACCCTCAGGAGAGTTCGGTCAGTCAGGTGGAGGCTACACCAAGACCTACAAAGCCTATAAGAACGCCTCTAGAAGTAAAGCTGGTACCGTAGGTTCTATTAAAGCCTTAGGTCGTAGTAGATGACTTGGAGTCTTATAACAGACGGTTATAAAGTTCCTATCGTATTTGAAGAATTAGATTGGGTCTTCTCTTGGGGAAAAGAGAATTTAAAGAATCACAATCTAACTCATTTAGAAATTATTAAAGATGAGACAGAAACAGATTCATGAAGGCTATCTAATGGTCGACCATAGAGCTTCTCCTGGTCTAACTCCAGAAGAAGCTGTAAGACTAGGTTATTCTCCTGGTCTTGTCGGAGAGGGTCAACTATTCGAGACTAAAACTAATCACTGTAATCACTGTGGAACAGTAGTAATTATAAATCCTCTTCGTACGAGAGAACGTAGTTACTGCTCTTACTGTGATAAATATATTTGTGATAACTGTGGTATCAGTTCAAAACTACCAGATTATGTACATAAAACTTATATTCAACAACAAGAAGAAGGTCTGACCTTCTATTCAAATCAAGGAAATAATTATTAATGGCTAAACGATCGTTTAATACATTCGGTGTAACCTTCCCAGCTACTGCTTTAGCTACTGCAGCGACTACCTCAGGCTATATGGCTATGGTCGGATCTAGTACTACACAAGTCACCGATATCAATGAAATCTTAATCTCAGGTACAGCATCAGCATCTACCATTGGTGCATTTGCATATATCCCTATTAGTACTGCTCAGACAGGCGGTGCATCTGCTCTAGCTGCCCCTAATTCAGACGGTCCTATGCAGTCTAACGCTACTCCTACAATCAATACTACCTTTATTGCTGCTGTTACTACTCAGCCTCAAGCATCTAATGCTATTACATCTCCTAAGATCAACGTCGGTCTAAACACCTTCGGTGGTATCATACGATGGAATGCAGCACCTACTCAGCAGTTTACCCTCATAGGTAATGCTATCTTTGCTGCTGGTCCTCCTGTTACCTTCGGTCAGGCTATTCTTCTGAACATGTCTGCCGGTACCGGTGCGTCTACTACTGCTAACGTGCATATTATCTACGAGCCGTACTAATGGCCTTTAGTGATGCCGCAGTTCTAACTGGAGATCCTACTTTCCAAGGTAGAGTTGGAGCTGCTTTACTTACGTATGCTCAGGTAGTTGCTACTGAGAATCCAGCTACTGTCCCTTTTCACAGGGAACGTGCTAATTTCGCAGTACAAATATTCACATCTCCACTAAATGCTCAAGGAGTAAATCCCTGGACATTGATATTTTCAAATTCAGTAGCTACAGATACTACCGTAATAGCTGATGCTACAGTATCAGGGACAATTCCTTTAACAACAGCCAATAGGGCTGCTCAAGGTCTTTTGGTAACAGATACACACATCTCTAATGCAGTAGCTTCTCAATTTAACGGTTATATTAGAGAACCTGATATTTAGTGCCCACCAGTACTTTCAGATATGCTCCGTCTAATCCACCTATAATACCATCTGATAGAAGAATTATATGGAAACCAGGTGTAACTTACAACGGAGGTATTCCGACTAGAAATACTATTTTTACAACACTGTCTCCGTTGTCTCCAGCAGCGGGGACCACTGTCACCATTGATATTGCAACCCCTGGTTTAGTCCATATGACTAATACCTTTGTTGGTGGTGAAAGATTCACTTTCCAGACAACAGGTGCTTTACCAACAGGAATTAGTAAAAATACTAACTATTATGTCTCTGTTACAGGTCTATCAGGAAGTTCATTCCAGTTCTGTGCTGATAATGGTAGTGGTTCTTCTAGTGGAACATCTGTTAATACTTCAGGAACTCAATCAGGTACTCAAAGTATAGGATTGGATGATACAGCAGTAATACAAAATGCTATTAATACTTGTACATCTGATCAAGTAGTCAAATTAAATACAGGTGTCTTCCGTATTTCAGTTGGTGGTCTTCGTATGAGAGTATCCAATATTACTCTAAGAGGATCTGGTCCAGGTTCAGGAACAGCAAACTTCGGCATTAATGGAGTTAATACTACTCTTCAATCAGGCTTAGCCGGTTCTTACGCAGTAGATGTTGCTGCTACTCAACTTGTTAAAGCAGATCGTGCAGATACATTTGGTAACCAATTCGGTATTCTGAGTTTAGGCGGTGATCCCAGTCAACTTGGAACATCTATAAACTTAACTACTGATGCCGTAAAAGATGCATTTTCATGTACATTAGCTAGTGCACCTAGCGTAAGTCCTGGAGATCTTGCTTTAATAGATATTAATACCTCGGCTGTGGGTTGTCCCCAACATCCAGATGTATATTGGGGACCAAATAACAATGCTCCTAATACTCCAGGTGGCACAAGAAGCTACTTCTGTCGTCTTGACCGTTCCTTAAGTCAAGTAATGGAAGTTCAATCAGTCGTCGGTAATACAGTTACATTCAAAACACCATTCCATGTTACATATGGTACTCAATATCTTGCTCAATTTACACCTTGGGACTTAGCTAATAGTGGTTTTGCTACTAATACAGGTGTTGAAGATTTATTTATATGGGGTGGTCTTAATGGTCAAGGAAATCTTATAGTAGGATTAGCATCTTATTGTTGGGTTAAAAATATAGATTCTTGCTGGGCAAATGGTCCTTCGGTTCGTTTTGTTAACTCTTATCGATGTGAAGTACGTGATTCTTTTATGCATGAATCACCAGATGTAAATCCTGGCGGTGGTGGTTATCTTTTCTCAATAGATAATGGTTCTGCTGATAATCTTCTAGAGAACAATATCCATTGGTTTGGAAATAAACAGATTGTTATGCGAGCCTCCGGCGGAGGTAACGTTATAGCATATTGTTATATGGATGATTCATTTGGATCTAATTATCCGAGTCTTGGTGAAGCTGGTATGAATGCAGGCCATATGACAACAGGACATATGGAATTATTTGAAGGTAATTATACACAAAACTATAATTGCGATACTTACTGGGGTAATCAGATTTATATTACTGTCTTTAGATGTTGGTTGACTGGTCTTAGAGCTGCTGCAGGTCCTCTTCGTACTTATACTTCTGGTGTCTTTCCTTATAAAGATTTTGGAGACCGTGATCCTGCTAATATTCAAGGGTTTAGCAAATACAACAATGTTGTAGGTTGTGTACTCGGTTTTAATGGCCAAGTATTGTTCAATGATCCTCCTTCAGGAGAGACACAAACAAGTTTTCAATATGAACAACTTACTAGTCTTCAAGGTAATGAAGTCAATATGTGGTGTTTTGGTAAAACTCAAGTAGCAGCCGGTGGAGTTGTATTCACTCCAGGTACAGAAAATGGTCAATTACGTCAAGGTAATTGGGATTGGTTTACACAGCAACAACGCTGGCATGGTATAAGTGGTTCAGGTCCTAATGATAATACACGTCCGTTTCCTATTCCTGCATCATTATATTTAACTTCTAAACCAGCATTTTGGGGCTATACTCAATGGCCTTGGATTGATCCCTCAACAGGAGCTACATATACTTTACCTGCTAAAGCTAGATTTGAAATTATAGCTGGTCTTTCTCCGATACCTCCAGGAAATCAATAATGACATGGACATTAGTTCAATCCGTTGGGTCTGGAAATTCAGCTTCTGGAGCTACTTTAACTGCAACACTAACTAATCCAGTTACATCGGGTAATGCAGTATTAATTGCTTTTACTTGGGGAGATACATCTACTCCTAGCATTACAGATGATGTTGGCGGTAATACCTATACTGTTTTAGATAATACTGATGAAACTGGAGGCGGACAATCCGCAGCCGTCTGTGCTACAGTAAATATAACTAATGGTCCTAAGATATTTACTCTAAATAATTCACCTGCTACATCATTCAGAGCTATACAGGTAGAAGAATGGAGTACTACAGGAGGTCCATCAGCCGGATTAGACGGGCATCAAGGTAAAGCTACAGTTAATGTAATTAATACGGGTAGTTTTAATGCTGGTACGGGTATTACAACTACCGTCAATGGCGATCTTATTTGGTCTGCTTATTCTTGTTCTACTGCTGGTAGTTCAGCTACTGCTGGTAGTGGGTTTACTAATAGTCTTAATCCTAATCCTAATAGTTCAGCAGAAGGATCAGAGAAACAAACACAAACTTCAGCAGGCTCAATTCAAGGAACTTGGGTTAATAATTCTGGTTCTACTAATAGTTGGATAGCTAATGTTCTAGCTTTAAAACCAAATAGTGGTGCAGCTACTGCTCCAGTTGTTTCTAACATATCTGATTTACCTCCTAGAGGGACTACTTATTCAGAATGGCAGAAATGGACACAAAATGGATTAACTACTCTTCCTATTCCTAGAGTATTAACTCAGACTTTACGTGTTCAACAATCGTGGTCTAATCCTCCTAGAACTTATTGGTATCAAAGTGTAGAAGATCGTGGTAATGTTTTATTACCTCGTCCTACTCCGTTTAGACCGATAGATACATATGCATTTCCACCAATATATTACAATGTTAATATTTGGCAGGAAACAGGCAATAACAGTCTTCCAATACCTCTGACTCCTCAAGGTCAACCATTTGGTTTAGATTTAAGTCAGAATAACATACCGAATCTTACTTGGTATCAAACTTGGACTTGGTCTGGTAATTCTTTAACTGCAATTACTCAGAATCCATTTATACAAAGTAATTGGCCTCTATCTTCTCCTGTTATATGGTATCAATCTTGGACTCAAAGCTTTCAACAAGTAATACCCTTTAAACAGACGGATTGGTCATTACCAAAGACTTATCAGCCACTATTACAAACTTGGTCTCAAAGTCTAAACATATTTTATCAATCAGAAACTTTCCCGTTTGTCCAGAATGATTGGCCCAACCCACAACGAATAGTCTGGGATCGTTTCTGGTCTCAAGGTCCAGCTCAGCCTGTTGTAGGAGTTCCTTTCTTTCAGACTGAATGGCCCAATCCTAAATTTATGTATTGGTATTTAGATCCTAATATTCAAAATCTATTAGGAACTACTTTAACTGCAACAGTTGTTGAAGCACAGTTCGATTGGAGAAATCCACCTCAACTTCCTGGATTGATATATACTTGGATTTATAATCCAACTATATTAATGGGGCCAACGGCACCTCCGTTCTTTCAGACGGACTGGCCTTTACCCAGAACATATCAGCCAATACAACAATTCTGGGCAGAAGCAGGTAATGTACAGTTACCATTTCCGACACCATTCTTTCAGAATGTGGACTTTCCGACTCCTGTGGTTAGTAAACCTATCGATCAGACATGGTTACAAAATCTTCTATCTTTCTTCCAATCCAATACATTTCCCTTCTCTCAGACAGATTGGAAAAATCCTTATCCAGTTTACTGGTTTAGAGATCATAATCAGAATTTAGTAATCTATCTTCCGGTAGGGATTAAACCGTTCAATCAATCTGATTGGCCATTGCCTGGAACTTTTAAACCAATAGATCAGCAATGGTTTCAAGCTTTAGTTCTTAATCTACCAATACCTCCTGCACCTCCTGCAATTATATCTTCTGGTAGATATATAACTGAAGCAGAAGTTAGTGCAGAAGTAGCTCAGTGGTGGAAGAGACAAGAAGCAGCTAGTAAACCTAAATTATTAACATTCAGTGATATGGGGAAAATGGGTGGCAGACCAAGAAAACATTCATAGTATAGGAGGTTATGCTAGAGCAGCTAAATTAAGCCGAAAGCATAGATCTGCAATAGCAGTCAAAGCCGCAAGCACTAGGTGGAATAGCATAGAGAAGCCGCAAGCAAGGCGTATGCATGCCCGCGGGGTATGAGAAGATAAGAGACTCCTTTATTCGTAAAGGTATGTCTCGTAAGGCTGCACAAGGTAAAGCAGCTCGAATTTGGAATTCAAAACATAAAGGCAGTCAAGCTGTCGGAAGAGGAAAATAATATCTAATGGTTCAATATATGTCAGATCCTAGTGTGCCGGGGTTTTTTAATACTATAGGTGCAGGGGCTACCGTTGTACTTTCTGCTACTCAAGGTAATACTACTGGTAAAGTAGGTGATTACCTTGATAGTATTACAGTCAGCGGTGCAGCAGCAGCAACTACATTAGCGCTTATAGATGGAGCTACAACTTTAATAACAGCAACGATAACACCATCTTCAACAACTACTTTGTTTTTCAGAATGTATTCTAAATCAGGAGCTTGGTCTATTACCACAGGTGCTAACGTATCTGCTATAGCAGTAGGTAAATTTACTTGATCTATGATTGTCTGGGAAATAAGTCTAGGGACTATAGTAACCACAGCTACTATTTTGTTTACTGTAGCAGGTTTCTATTGGAAACAAACTATAGATGCTGCACAAATTAAAGAAGATGTGCACGATATAAAAACAGAATTAAAAGGCTTAAATAAAGTAGTAATTGACATGGCTGTACAAACTCAACGGTTAGATAATCAAGCAGAACGTCTTACTTTATTTGAACGTAGATTTGATAAGGTTCTTGAATATATTAAAATACATGGCATGTCGGTAGATTAATGGGTAGACCTAAAGGTAGTCTAAATAAATCTAAGGTTAAGTTATCTGACGTAAGAGCAGATCGTAAGTTCCTTGCTGAGTCTTCTTTAGAAGAGTTTATTAAGTTAGTCCATCCTAAGAGAGTCTTAGGTAACGTTCATAGAGAAGTAATTAGTTGGTGGTGTAAACAAGAATCTAAGTCTCATCAGCTTCTACTCTTACCTAGAGATCATATGAAGTCTACTCTTTTAGCTTATAGATTAGTCTGGGAATTAACTAAAGACCCTACTCTAAGAATTCTATTAATATCTAGTACTTCTAACTTAGCTATTAAACAACTTAAGTTTATTAAAGATATTCTAACTAACGATACGTATAGAATCTATTGGCCAGATATGGTCGAGAAAGAGGAAGCTAAACGTGAGAAATGGACAGAAAGAGAAATCTCTATTGACCATCCTCTTAGAAGAGCCGAATCGGTCAGAGATCCTTCGATCTTTACTGCAGGTCTTACTAGTAACATTGTCGGTTTACATTGCGACATTGCTGCTCTTGATGACGTGGTTGTAGAGTCTAACGCTTACTTAGAAGATGGCCGAGAGAAAGTACAAAGTCAATATTCACTGTTATCATCTATTGAAACAGTAAATGCAAGAGAATGGGTGGTCGGGACTAGATACCATCCTAAAGATTTATATTCTAGTCTACAAGATATGGAGATTGAAGATTACGATGAATTGGGCAATGTTTCCAACGCAACACCTTTATTCGAGGTATTTGAACGACAGGTTGAATCAGTGGGCGACGGCACTGGCGAATTCCTATGGCCTAGACAGCAAAGAACAGACGGACGCTGGTTTGGCTTCGACAGTAAAATCCTGGCCACAAAAAGAGCACAGTACATCAACAAGGTACACTTTAGGGCCCAATACTATAACGATCCGCACGACATCGATTCGTCCGCAATTAAACGAGATTTGTTCCAGTACTACAACCCAGCCTTCCTCGGACAGAAAGATGGAAGATGGTTCTTTAAGAACGAACGTCTCAACGTCGTCGCAGCCGTCGATTTCGCGTATTCGTCTGGGAAAAGGGCGGATCACTCAGCGATAGTAGTCGTAGGAGTAGATGGTAAAGGCAACTACTACATCCTAGATATAGACAGATTTAAGACAGATAAGATATCTGATTACTTTAACAGAATATTAAAACTACATGAGAAGTGGGCTTTTCATAAACTAAGAGCAGAAGTCTCTGTCGCTCAACAAGTCATAGTAAGAGATCTTAAAGACAATTATATTAGACCTTTTGGTTTGTCTCTCTCTGTAGAAGAATATCGTCCTAGCCGATGGCAAGGATCTAAAGAAGAAAGAATACAAGCTACTTTAGAGCCTAAGTATTCTAATCTTCAAATGTGGCATTATGCCGGAGGTAATTGTCAAACATTAGAAGAAGAGCTTATATTTACTAATCCTGCTCACGATGACATAAAAGATGCCTTAGCTGCAGCCGTAGACTTTGCTGTAGTTCCCTTAGATATATTTAGAATGAAGAAAGATGCTCAAATAGTGTTTCAATTTCATAGTAAGTTCGGTGGTGTGACTTGACTGGTAAAGTACTAGAACTTCATAATGTAATACAACCAGATATGTTAGCTACCCGTATCACTGAGAAGTGGGTACAATGGGAGACATTACGTCAGGTAAAGAAGAATGACTGGGAAGAGGTTCGTCGATATGTTTATGCCACGGATACAACCCAAACCACTAATAATCAACTACCGTGGAAGAACAAAACGACTGTACCGAAGTTATGTCAGATTAGAGATAACTTGTACAGCAATTATACAGCGACCCTCTTTCCCCAACGTAAATGGTTAACGTGGGAAGCAAATGAACGAGATTCTAACTCCAGAGATAAACGAGATGCTATAACCAACTACATGGCTTGGGTAGTCTCTCAACCATCTTTTAAGCATGAGATGGATAAGATTATCATGGATTATATAGATTTTGGTAATTGCTTTGGTACTGTCGAATGGGTAGACCAAAGAGTACAACTACCAGATAAGACACAAGTAGGATACGTAGGTCCAGCAGTCAGACGGATCTCTCCTCTTGATATTGTCTTCAATCCTACAGCAGAGAACTTCTATCAATCTCCTAAGCTTGTTCGTAGTATCATATCTATGGGAGAATTAAGAGATTATCTCCAGAGGGTATCTACTGATGAAAATAGACAGCGTTACATGGAGTTATTTGATTATCTTAAGAACATTAGATTCCATGCTAGAACGTTCCAAGGAGATTGGATCCAGAGAGATCATCTCTATGCAATGGATGGATTTACTTCATTCAGAGCTTATTTATTACAAGATTTCGTAGAGATATTAACTTTCTACGGCGATTATTATGATTACATCAATGACATATTCGAAAAGAATAGGGTAATTACAGTAATAGATCGCCATAAGTTAATATCGAACGAACCAGGTCCATCATACTTCGGTTATGCTCCTATATTTCATGTTCCGTGGCGTAAGAAGCAAGATAACCTATGGGGTATGGGACCATTAGATAATCTAGTCGGTATGCAGTATCGAATGGATCATATTGAAAACATGGGAGCAGATGTCTGGGATTTAGTTACATTCCCGGTACAGAAGGTTAAAGGATTCGTAGAAGATTTTACATGGCAACCAGGTGAAAAGATATTTGTATCTGATGAAGGAGACGTAGAGCTATTAGTACCCGAAGTCAACGTAATGCAAAGCGACATGAAGATAGAACGTCTAGAACAGCTCATGGAACAGATGGCAGGAGCTCCACGAGAAGCAATGGGGTTCCGAAGTCCAGGAGAAAAAACTAAATACGAAGTACAACGTTTAGAGAATGCTTCTGCACGTATCTATCAAAACAAGATTAAACAGTTCGAGGAACAAGAGGAAGAACCTCTTTTAAATGCCCTCTTAGAGCTCGCTAGACGCAATATGGTAGGTGCTACGACGATTAAGGTATTTGATGACGAGTTTAAATTAGCTACCTTCCAGACCCTTACAGTCGACGATATAACAGGCATAGGACGAATTAAACCTGTAGCTGCGAGACACTTCGCAGAACAAGCAGAGCTTATTCAGAATCTTACTAATCTCACTCAATCCAATCTATGGCCTACAGTTCAACCTCACTTCTCAGGAGTTAAACTTGCTAAGATATTAGAAAAGACATTTAATTTAGAAGACTTCGAAGTAGTAACCCCCTACGTAGCTCTCGCTGAACAAGCAGATGGTCAGAAGCAAGCTCAAGCTCTAGAAGAGCAGATGCATCAGTCTACCATGACTGCAACAGGTTTAGGTAACGACTTCGATATGGGACAGAATCCACCTCAAGTTCAACCTCAAGGACAACCTCAATGAAGACCGAAGCATTGAAAATTGCGGAGAAATTAATACACAGCAGAGAACCTCTAACCTACGAAGATAAAACATTCCTTATTGGTTTCATTTATTTCGCATTAGAGTTTCAAGATTACATAAAAGGTACGACCCTACCTAGGAGAGAATAATGACCGATATTCTAGACGAGACAAGCCTTCCAGCAATTGATGATACTAAAGATTATTATCAAGAATTGGTAGGAGAAAACAGGAAATTCAAGACCAAGGAAGACCTGGCTAAAAGTAAACATGTATCAGATTCTTATATATCTATATTAGAGAAGCGTTTAGATGCTTCTAGACAAGAATATATGGATCTTAACCAGCAGTATAATGCTAGGGCTAAGATAGAAGAACTGTTAGACCAAATGTCAGTTCAACGTTCAAGTAGCGAACAACCCATAGTGAAAGACGATAAAATACAGCCCCAATTTGATCCTAAACAGTTAGATGTTCTCATTTCTAATAAAATCTTAGAGAATGAGACAACTAAACGTCAGCAAGATAATGCTAACTTTGTAAAGGATAAAATTATAAAAGAATATGGTTCTGATTATCAGAACACAGTCAATAGACAAATAAATGAACTAGGACTCACTAGAGAGGAATTCAATAGTATGGCTCGCACTCAACCTAAGGTCTTACTTAGATCTCTAGGTCTAGACGAACAGATTAGGCAAGATCCTTTTCGTGCTCCTCCTCAATCTCAACAGAGAACAACTACGACTGGACCTACAGTAGAAAAACGTACTTGGGCTTACTATCAAGATTTGAAGAAGAAAAATCCTAGTAGTTGGTTTACTAAAGACATAGCCGTCCAAATGCATAATGATGCTCAAGCTTTAGGTGAAGAATTTAAAGATGGAGATTATCATAGATTTGGATAAACATAACTAAAACTAAAAGGAACAAACTCATATGGCAGGTTTTATGGATGCCAATACTCAGTTCCTAGTTAGAACTAATCTTTGGTCTCGTCAGATCAAAGAGCTCTTACTAGATGAACTGAATGCTATGAAGTTTGTCCGTATTTTATCTGACTTCCCCGATGGCTATACATTAAATATTCCGTCGATTGGTGAAGCTACTGAACAAGACTTTACTGAAGGTCAAGCAATTAAATACTCTGCGATGGATACTGGTAATTTTACCTTCTCCTTCGATCAGTATAAATATTCTGCTAATGCCATCTCAGAGAAGTTTAAGAGAGACAGCTACTATGCTGCTGATGTTATCGCTGCCTTCGTGCCTCGACAACATCGAGTCTTAATGGAAGGCGTGGAAACACGTATTCTCGCTCAGGCTAATAACGGACAGACTGCTTCTAACCCCAACATCATCAACTTGGCTGACCATCGTTTCGTCGCCACAGGTGTCAATACTGGTCTGGCTCTACCAGACTTCGCTCGTGCACAGTATGCCTTAACCAAGGCTAACGTGCCGCTTACTAACTTAGTAGGTATTATTGATCCTAGTGTCGCTTATACGATTCAGACTCAAGCCAATCTTGTTAACTTACTCTCCCCGATGCCTATGTGGGAAGGTGTAGTGAAAGAAGGTGCAGTTAGTGGATTTAAGTTTAGGTTTAATCTTTATGGATTCGATCTCTACGTATCTAACTATCTTCCCTCTATCGCTTCAGAAACAATTAGTGGTACTGCTGTAACCAGTGGTGTTGCTAATTACTTCTTCTCCGCAGCTCCTGGTGATACGTTACCATGGGTTGGAGGTTTCAGACAGATGCCTACCGTCTACTCGGAGTTCAATAAAGATCTCCAGCAAGAGGAATATCTGACTATCACCGAGTATGGATTCAAGCTCTACCGGCCTGAAAACATGGTCACCATCTTAACCGCTACCGGCGTCGTGCCGAGCTAACAAGGAGGTAACATCATGGTTGCTGGCTTTTGGTATAATCAGGATGGTCTTCCCATCCAATACGGCACTCAGAAGGCCGTATCTGACACTGGAGGTGATTATCTCGTCTACGGTGAAACTAGAGAAGTTGAACAGTTAATTCCCTTAGTCCCTATGCAACAGGGCTCTGGTAATACTCCTCTCATTGCAGCTCCACCTACTTCGTTCGTAGGAACGAGTACGTTTGCTGCAGCGGGAATCACTTCTCCCAACGTTCAAATTCCTTTACAAATCTCTGCTCCGATTGTTACTACAACTGGCGGTAATTTAGTCTTTACCAATACTAACATCTTCTTTGAGGAAGTTACTGTTGAAAACTTAATTACAGCTACAGGTGGTACTAGCATTGCAGTCGGATTAGCAGTCACCTCACCAGGTACTCCTAATTCTACGTTTGTACAGGCTACTCCTAATGCAGGTGCTCAATTAATCACCACTCTAGCTATCGCTAATATGGTCGCTGGTCAGAGGGTTACATTTACTGTACCTTCTACTACCGGTCTGCGATGGGATACTGCAACTGCAGTAGGTACTAGCGGTGCTTGGTTAGGCAATGTTCCTTTAGTGACTAATGCTATTACTCCACTGCCTAATTCGGCATGGATTAGCACTATTGCTACAGGTGCATTTACTAATGGATTACTTAAGCTTCGTCTTAGGTACACAATCTATGGAAACATTAGTTTCTAAATATAATAACGTAGTGTGGGGTCTTCGGACCCCCACTATATTGAAAGGAATATAAATGGCTGTTGTTGATCAAGCTCGACTTATCGATATGGCAGGATTGGACGATAGTATCAACAATACTAGAGTTCGTGCCACAAAGACTCCTATTACAGTAGGAGCAATTACCTTCCCTTCTAATCCTTTGGGAACTAACTACATTGAAGGTGCAGGTGCGCCCATCAGTATTACGTCTAATGCTGCTCAAACGCTTACAGCAGAACGACTTCTAACGGGAATCATCACTATAAGCACTTCTACTGGTCTTACGGCTACATTTGATACGGCTGCTAATATCGTAGCAGGGGTAAATTTAGTGACTGCTGGAGCTGTCGTAGGTGATTATATTACTACTCTTATTTGTAGTGGTGGAGCTAGTACAGTTACTTTAGCTGCGGGTTCAGGTGGTAGTTTTGATACTGCACAAGCAAGTAGAACGATCACTACTGGTACTTCTAAATATGTTTGGGTCAGGTTAACTAACGTTACGTCTGGCTCCGAATCTTATGTGATATATTTCTAATGACAGATAAAGTCACTCTAGGTAGTGTAGCTAATATAGATAATAGTCTACTCGCTACCATAAATAATAATAATGCTCTAACTACTACTGCTATTAATAATACATTATCTAGAGATGGCACTACTCCTAATCAGATGTTAGCTACTCTGGATATGAATAACTTTCAGATAGTTAATCTTCCTTTCCCCAGTACAATCAATTCTCCAGCTAGGTTAGTTGATGTTACAACTCCAGGAACTATAACTATAGTTACTGCTCTTACAGGTACATCTGGACATACTGTTCCATTTCTAGACGGAGTTAATACTTGGTCTGGAATACAGAATTTCAATGCAGGTATAATAGAAGTTCTTACAAGTCCTTCAGTTTTTACTACATCTAATACTTTTAATTCTTTATCCGTTGGTGTGGATAATCTAGATGCAAGCGGTATAGGTAATCTAGCAACTGCTTTTAACTTCTATCATAATTTTGGTGGGTCTGTTACTAAAGGGTCTCGTCAATCTCTTACAGTAGTTGGTCAATTAACTTCACCGACTTCAGCTACAAATACAAGTAGATTTTATGTTGGTGGTTCATTTACAATGCAAGCTGTTTCTAGCGATGGTGGAGGAATAGGTACCGAGAAAGGTTCCTTCTTTGGTGGTAATTCAGTAGCCATTTTAAACGCGGCTGCTACTAACATAGGAGAGGTATGTGGACATGAATTTAATGTAACCGCCGTAGCAGGCTCCACTGTCTTAGATAAATGGGGCATGTCAATTGTACAACCGAGTAATGATGCAGTTTCAGGTTCACGTAATGATTCTGCTGTCCGTATAGTTAATCAAGGTGGAGCTATAGGTTGGAATAGAGGGATTCAATTCGGGGATGGTATTAATCAATTCCCTGTTAAGAGTTCAGGTACTCTTATTAAAACAGTAAGTGGTTCTGTTACATCTGGTGTTGATTTCTCTGCTACAACATTTAGTGGAAATGCGTTTGCATCTCCAGGGTTTGGCATAGGAAATACTGGAACTATTGTTTCAGGAGCTACGGCAGTATCAAGTGGGAATATCTCTTTAAACGGTATAACCAGTGGTTCTCTGGGATTGCAATCAAATTCCACAGCTACTTTACTAACTATTACCCAACCTGTTCAAATAGGTGTTATTGGAACTACAGCAGGTACTTTAAATCTCGCAGGTGCTACAAGTGGCTCTGCTCAACTTAGTTCTTCTGCAACTGGTGGAACTCTTCAATTAGGCGCTGGCAATCTTACTATCGATGCTAGTGGTAATCTAACAACTACTGGTAAATCTAAAATTGGTAGTACTACTGCTCCAGTATCTGGAGGCGATTCAACTAATTCTTATCTATACGGAAGTGGTTCAAACTTTGGTATATATTTTGGTGCAGGTGCTCCTACTATAAGTGCTGCTCAAGGATCTATATATCTTAATACTACAGGTTCTTCTACTTCTACTCGTTTATATGTCAATACGACTGGTTCTACTACTTGGACTAACTTTACGAGTGCTGCTTAATGGAACAGAAAGTCAAAGCATTATTAGGTGAGTATGCATTTCAAATAGCAGCTCTAATGGCTCAAGTAGAGAAATTACAAGAGGAAATAAAGAAACTAAATGAAGACAAGTCTAAACGGTCGTCTAAATCTGATTGAACCTTTTGAAGGTATAATTCTTCAATCGTACGATGATTATAACGATCATGTGGTAGATATAGGAGATACAGTTCATGGTACTCTTACTATCGGTATTGGGCATACTAGTGCTGCTGGTCCTCCCAGTGTGTTTCTGGGAATGCGAGTTACGAAAGAAGAGGCAGATGCAATCCTCGGACAAGATCTCGGACGAGTCGAACAAGAAGTAAGTAATCTTGTTAAAGTTCCTCTTAATCAAAATCAGTTCGATGCTCTTGTTTCTTTCCATTTTAATACTGGAGCTTTAGGACACTCTTCTGTTCTTACTCTTCTTAACAAAGGTAAGTATACAGAAGCTGCGGATCATCTTCTTTTGTACAACAAAGCAGGTGGAAAAGTTCTAGCAGGTCTAATTCGACGTAGGAAGGCCGAGGAGAAGCTTTTCTTATCTCCGGCTACTACCCTACCTGACACCTCTAAAAAACCTACCAGTGAGCTTCCTACGAGCTTCTGGAGTACTTTTATTAGCATACTAACAAGAATATTTAGAAAAGGAAAATAAATGAACAATGTACTTAACGTTCTCTCTAGTCTAGTAGGTCCTACTCAGCTTGGTGGTTGGGTTAGAGCTGCTATTGCTGCTGCAGGTGGCTTCTTAGTCGCTCATTACGGAATGCAATATTGGAATGGTGATGCTGTAATCAGTGGCATCGGTACTGCTGCTTCTGCCGTAGTTGTCGGCTTATGGTCATCTCTGTCTAAGGTAGCAGTCACTACCGCTCCTGCTTCAACCTAATGTTGAGCTTACTCGGTTTAATCCTTCCTGGCTTATTTACTACGATTAGCACTGTAACTAATGCTATTGCTAACGAGAAGATAGCTCTTCTTAAAGCTCAGACTGAAGAAGATAAGACTGCTGCTCAGGAAAGAATAAATACTCTCGAAGCTAAAAGAGCTGCTCTGTTGGCAGATAGTCAACATAGTAGTTTAGATATGTGGGTCAGAGCAGGTCTAGCAGTAGGTCCTGCTGCCTACATTACTAAGATCTTTCTTTGGGATAAAGTATTAAAGATGGGAGTTACTGATCCTGTCACTCCAGATCAATGGCAAGTCTTAATGGCTGTAGTAGGATTCTACTTCATCTATTCAGGTGCAGTATCTGTAGCAAGGATATTTAAATCATAATGCAAAAGATGACTCTACTTCAATTAGTGCAGAATATATTAAGTGCTATGTCTTCTGATGAGGTGAACTCTATAGGAGATACTACTGAAGCTATGCAAGTAGCGACTATAGTTGAGACTACTTACTTCAATGTAATTAATAGAGCTGGTCTACCTGATCAATGTGAGTTATTTCAGTTAAATCCATTTACTGATGCTACTCAACCAGTCATGATGACTAGACCTGATAACATTGCTAAAATGGAATGGATTAAGTATTTCAATACTAATCCTTTTCAAGGTACTCAGTTTACAAGTCAGTTCGGGGCTTTTAGTCATGGACTTAATACAGATCTAATTACTAATGTTTGGAAGACTACATCTACAACTTCTAATACTGTCGGTACAGGTTTAAAGACTTTTACAGTCGCTTCTAGTACTTTACCAGCATTTGCAGGACAACAAGTAGGTATAGCTAATGGAGGTGTTAATGTAATGGCTGGTACTGTATTCAGTTATATAGGAACTACTTTGATTGTTAATGTGACTACTATAGGTGGTTCAGGTACATTTAGTGCATGGAATATACAGTCTACAGCAGGTCTAGGAGCTATTCCTGGTTATCAATATGTAACTATAGTTCCAGTTAAACAGTTCTTAGATATGACTAGTAGTTTCAATCCTACAGATACTAATGTTAATTCTTTTGACTTTAGAGTTAATGAACAGAACTTCTTATTTTATTATAGAAATGATCATCAACCTCAGTATTGTACTGTGTTAGAGAATTTCTATGTAGTCTTTGATTCTTTCGATGATTCACAAGATAGTACTTTACAAGCATCTAAGACTCAAGGTTATGGTCAGTTAGTCCCTACTTTCTTAATGGAAGATAACTTTATTCCTGTGATGGATGGTAAACAATTCCAACTATTACTAAATGAAGCTAAGTCTCTAGCTTTCTATGAACTTAAGCAGATGCCTCATCAAAAGGCTGAGCAAGAGTCTAAGCGTCAATGGGTTAATGTAGAGAAGACTAAATCTTTAACAGGTAAACCTACGTATTTTAATCAATTGCCTAACTTCGGTAGACGTGCTGGAACAGGTGGATATTCAGGAATGAGGGATACAAATGATCGCTTCCTTGGCGGCTATCTCGCCGGATAGAACTAAGATGACATCAGATGATAGAATTCTGGTGTTAGAAATAACAGATGGAAAGAAAGCTAATGATAGCCTAGTGGATGCTAATAATAATCTTCATGCTGTCTTACTTCAGAACAATCTATGGACTCTAAAGTATGAACATGGCTTCTTACCTGGTCCTCTTAAAGGTCTATCTTTTACTAATTTTAATCTTCTTATAAAGCATGTTAAAGAATATGTTGAACGAAGAGGTATGAAAGTTAAAGAAATCGTTGATGTATGGCAATAAATCCTAGCGTACAGAATAACTTTACTGGCGGTCTTAAGACTGAATTTACTGGTTTGAACTTTCCTGAAAACGCATGTACTCAAACCGAGAACTGCGTTTTTACTATTATCGGAGATGTCTTACGTAGAGAAGGTTTTGATTTTGAAGCAAATGCTATAGGTTCTGGTATCGATAGAACTAATGCTGCTGTTAATACTTATAAGTGGAATAATGTAGGTGGAGATGGTCTTACTCAGATAATAGTTCTACAAGTAGGTGTTAATATATTCTTCTTTAGATCTACTAGCGCTACTTTAACTAATCCATTATCTTCAACTAAATTGGCGTCTACTTTTAGTATATATCCTTTTCTATCTGCAGGAAATACATTAACTACTACCCAAGTAGGTCAAGTAGAATGTCAATTTACAGATGGTAATGGTTATTTGTTTATATTTCATCCTGCAATAGATACTCTATTCTGTACGTATAATTCTGTAAATTCATTTATAACACCGACTATAATTAATCTTAGGATTAGAGATGTATTTGGTATTCCTGAAATTGGGGTAGCAGATAATTTCAGACCTACTGTACTAAATCCTGAACATCAATACAATCTTACTAATCAAGGATGGACGACAGGCTCTGCTTGGACTGCTACAGGTAAGTTAAATAATCATAGTACTATATGTATAGGTGATACTATCGTTTTAGCTATTACTTCTCAAGTTAATACAACAGCAGTTACAAATGGAAGTGTAATTCAATTCTCTTATCAAGCGGGTATTGTAGGAGATAATAATGGAAATGTTAATCTTACTGCTACTGTACAGGGTATTGTCAGTTCTTACGTAACTCCGTTTACTACAGTAACTATTCAAGTTGGGCATATAGATTATGATTGTCATAGAACAAATGCAGGATCTTGGTCAGGAGGTAATTTCTTTCCAGCTCCTAATCAGACCATATCATTATCTTTAGTTAATGTTGGTTTTATAAATACTTGGTTTTCTGCTCTAGGTAATTATCCATCTAATTCAGATATATGGTGGCTATATAAAGATATTAATAATGCTTTTACTCCTTCGTCTACATTCCAGAATGTTCAACAGAACGTAGATGCGGCTCCAAAAGGTACATATATATTAAACGCATTTAAACAATTACGAGCTCAAGTATCCAGTATTCCTAGTCTAACTGATGTAATAACAACTGTAAGACCGTCTACAGGCGCATGGTTTCAAGGTAGAATATTCTACACAGGAGTAAATGCTTCTCAACAATCGGCTGGAGATGAGCCCTACTATACTTGGACAGAGAATATTTATTTCTCTCAGACAGTAACTAATCCAACTCAATTCGGTAAGTGTTATCAAGTTAATGATCCTACTTCTCAAACATTATTTGATATATTACCTACAGATGGAGGTGTTATAACTATACAAGGTGCTGGAGCTATATACGAATTATTCCCTATTCAAACTGGTCTTATTGTTAGGGCTTCTAATGGTGTATATTTTATATCCGGAGGATCAGGAGTAGCCTTCCAAGCTAATGATTACTCTGTAAGTAAGATATCTAGCATCCAGAGTATATCCTCAACTAAATCCGTTAATGTTCAAGGTTGGCCTATGTTCTGGAATGAAGAAGGTATCTACTATGTTACAGTCAGACAAAACTCCAGTTCTATTCGTAGCCCTGATATTAATCTGGACGTTAGAAATCTATGTCTAGGAACTATTCTATCCTTCTACGCAAACATACCTCTGCAAAGCAAGAAGTTTGCAAGAGGAGACTATCATCCTTTAGATTACATAGTTCAATTCTGTTTCAGAAGTACAAACGAATCTAGTATAACTGATAGATATCAGTTCGACAGTATTATTAATTTTAATATAGCTACTCAAGCTTTCTATCCATATCAGATAGCTACGTCTTCTACTTCTCCATACATACATGGTATAAATTATGTAGCTGGTCCAGGAGGTAGTACATCTCCCACTCCTGTATTTAAATATATAACTTCGCAAGCTAATCCTAGTCAGAATAATTACTTCTTTACCTTCTCCGAAGAAAGAGATACTACATTTGTAGATTGGAATACTTCGGGATTTCCTTTGAATTATGTAAGTAATTTTATTACTGGATATAAGTTAAGTGGTAAAGGTATAGTTAAGTTTCAACCTACTTATGTTTATGTCTATTCTAATAATGTTAATAATACTGCCTATAAGATACAAGGTATCTGGGATTATGCTATAAGTAGAGACTCTCATAGATGGGGAGTCCCTCAAACAATTAATAATTTTCTTAATACTCTTAACTTTAGTAAGTTGTTTCGTAAACATAAAATAAGAGGTAAAGGATTAATTTTACAGTTTCAAGTTATATCCGTAGATGGAAAACCATTCGATATAATGGGTTGGACTGTAATGGATAACACACAGGAAAGAATGTAAATGTTAATGGCAGCATTTGGTGCACAGGCAATAGGAACAGGATTACAGGTAATTGGTGGTTTAAATGCTATGCATGCTCAGAAAGAAGAAGCTGAAGCATCCAAAGGAATAACCATGCTTGAAATGAAAGCTGATCAACAGCGTAGACAAGCCATGGAATTAAGTGCTCAGAGATCTTCTTTAGAAGTAACTCGTAATGCTCAAAGAGCTCGATCCATGGGTCTTGAAAATGCTACAGTTTCAGGGGCTCAATTCGGATCAGGTTTACAAGGAGGTTTAGCACAGGTACAGGGACAAGCAACGACTAATCAGTTAGGTATTAGTCAGAATCTTCAGATTGGTAGAAATATATTTGATATTAATATGGATATAAGTGCTGCTAGAATTGCTGAAGCTAATGCTAAAGGTAAAGAAGCTACTGCTCTAGGTATCTCCAGTTTTGGTTCAAGTATTTCTAAATTAGGGAGTATGGGTATGGGAATGGGTACGGGCGGATAATGGCTGAAACAGCTCCCATCTCTCTACAAGATACTGGTCAAGATCAACAAGCTCCTTTAATTGATTTATCTTTAGCTAGAGATCCTCAGCCTAATCTTCCTGATGATGTAGTAACTAAAAGAGCTTCTAAAGCTACATTTGGTTTATTAGACCAAGTTCCTAATAAACCTTATGATACTTACTATAGGTCTATACTTAATGGTCAAGAGAATCAAACTCGTAGAGAGATTGCGTCTACTTTAGATTATCAACGTACTATGCAAAAGTATGATCGTATTCAAGACTTAGCTAGATCTAAAGGTAGTGCTTTAACTTCTGAAGATTTAGATAAGCTACAGAACTTCATTAATGTTCCTCCTGCAGATCCTAGATCTGTCTTTGAAGTTAATTATTCTAAGAAATATATGGATACTTTACGTCAAGCTCCAGGCTTTCCTGGTTCATGGTATGATACTGTTTATCAACAGCAACCTGAATTAGTAGAAGCTACTGAAGCAGTAGGTAGTGAATATCTAACTAAGAAAGAGTATGCTAGGACTGGTAGAGAGAATGCAGAAGGTAGATCTAAATCTCAATCTTACTTTGGAGATATAATAGATAGAGCTAAAGAATTTATACCTGGTTATGTAGAGTATAATCTTAGGATGGCTACTCCATCTGGAGAATCTATGTTTCAAGGATTACTGGGAACTCAGTTAAATCAATTAGCTACTGAAGGATTAAGGTTACCTTTACCACAATTTAAAGAATGGTTTGATTCTAATATGGAAAGATTAGGAAATAAAGATCCTGGTCTTGCTGTACAGTTTGCTCATGCTGTGGAAGGTCAATCTTTAACAGATACTGTTCTCAGTAATGCTTTTACTTTAGGAGATATTTCAGGTATTTATGGCGTTGGCAAAGGAACTGTAAAGATTGTACGAGGTCTAGCTACTAAAGAACTAGATCGAAGAGAGTTACAAGATATAACTAAGAAGTTAGCTCAATCTTCTATAGGAACTGAGAAAGCTCCTCCACAAGTAGTCGCTAATGCTGCTGCAGGTGATTTAGGAGAAGCAGCAGTACACCAAGCTACTGCAGATGTAATGGCTGCTAGGATTGGAGCAGGAGCTCCAGAAGCCCAGGCATTAGATGAGTTAACATCTCATCTTAAAGCTCAAGAAGATAATATGAGAGCTACTCATGGTCGTTACGGTCAAGAGATAGTTAATCGTGTATTAGAGAGAGCTAGAACATTTAGAGCTAATCTTGAAGAAGCTATACGTACTCGTATGAAAGTAGAACGTATACCTGAGGTAGTAGCTACTCAAGATGCTATTAGAGCTGTCAAACAAGAGTTTTTAAATGATTATCCAGGAATAGATAGTTCTATTATAAATATTAATTCTTTCTTAAATTTAGAAGGATTAAGATATAATGAAATAACGGGAACCAGAGAGATAGTAGTTCAGTTAGGAAGACAAGTCCCTAACGTACATGATATTGTTTTACAAGTAGGTAGACATACCGCAGAGTATTTTGTTAATAAAGAAGAAGCTGAAGGCTTTGCTAGAATGTATGGTCTTATCAATCCTCAGATTAAACAACAAGGATTTGGATATTACATTGAATTAAGTAAACCCCTTAATGAGACATCTCAAGTATCTAGAGATTTTTTAATGTCTACTACCGTATCTAAAGCTCCAGATAGTTATGTTAATGCTTTCTTGGGATTCTTAAGAACTCCAGATGAAACTCTGTCTTTAGAACAGAGACTTAATCGTAAAGTAGCTGCTTATGGTGGTGCTAATTTGATGGCAGTTGCTAAAGAAGAGATGAAAAGTATTAGAGCTTTAGCTAAATGGAGTATTTCAGGTACTACTAAAAGACAACAATATGATCAGTGGGCTAGTGTTGTTAATTACAGTCGACGTGCTAATGATCCTTTAACTGGAGAAAGAGGATATTTCTATCAATCTCCTGCTGAGGTAGGCGATCATTATCAGACTTTCTTTGGCAGACCTCCATCAGATGGAGAAATACAGGCTTACTTTTCATTTGTACGTCTAGTTGAAATGGATGCTGTCTTACGTGATATAGGTCTATATAGAAATATGTCTCGTCTAGGTACTGAACACTGGCAAGTCTCTATGTTAAATCAAGGTGGAGAAGAGATTAAATCAGGTTTCTTCCCAGCTATTAAACAGAATATCTTTCCTATAGGTTCTGATTCTATTCTAATATTAGGGACTTCTTTAGGTGAAGAGAAGATTGGTGTTGTAGGTGGAAGAGGTTTTAATCCTAAGTTCGTCAATCAAGTTAGAGATGATATTGCTGCAGGTACTAGATCTGTCTTTAGAATATGGGATCCTGAGTCTAGACCTCTAAAAGGATTTCTTAATGGAGATAACTCCCGTATTAGATACATAATTACTTCTAACGTAAGAGGAGCTGAAAATAATCCATTACCATTTAGTAATCTATCACGTCGTGGAGGCGGTCATTTTGATTATGATTACGATCACTATATTAAACAGGCTAGAGTAGGTTGGGATAATGCCTATAAAAAGTTTATTTATGAAGGAGATTCTACCATTATGCCTATGCTCAATAGAGCAATGGGTAGAGATGTAGCTCAAGCTTTAGATGAAGTCAGGATAGCTTTACTTAACAGAGATTCCACAGCAGCTAAAACTGTAGCTGAGTCTCGTATACCAGCTATACCTTGGAAAGAGATACAAAGTTGGTTTAATCCTACACGTACTCCAGAAGGTGAATTAATTCCTGCTCGTCTTAATAAAAGAGAACCTATTCAAGTAATTCCCAAAGGAAGTACTATAGCTAGTCAAGATCCTGGTTTGTTTAAAAGAGACTACTACGGTACGACTAAAACAGGTGGTCCTAGGTTTAAGGATGGTACTAGAGAAGGTTCAGATGCTAGAGTACATCAAATTAAATATACTCAAGAGCGAGATGCTTATGATCTTTATACTATGCGAGATGAAGGAACTCATGGTAATCCTCTATGGAAATACGAACCTGCTCAGTTAGTAGATCCTATTCCTACTCTTAATAGAGGTATTAAAGATATAGTTAATTCTACATTTATGGATGATTATAAGATCTTTTCTGTAGAACATTGGCTTAAGCAAGCAGAGTCTTTACTTAAATTAGATAATCCAGATTCCTGGAAGTCTTCTCCTTTCTGGCATTTCAATCATGCTGAATTTAAGAATGATGCTGATATACTTCAAGTAAGACAATTAGAAGATGCTAGATTTAAGATTAAACAATTTATAGGTACTCCGTCTAAAGTACAAAATATGTTAGATCGAATGTCTCAGGATTTAGCAGATGCTATGTATAAGAAGTTTGGTCCAGGTGGTAATCAACTGACAAGAGGTCTTATTCTAGCTCCATCTTGGACAGTAGCCAATTTAACTAAACCTATAGATCTTATGCATTATGTAACTTACAATGCTGTGATTGGTCTATTCTCTCCTGCTCAAATATTAGTTCAATCTATGAATTATGTGACTATGGCTGGTATTGCTGGTTGGGGTAGAGCGACTCAAGGAGGTGTAGCAGCTTTATTACATCAGTTTGGTCGACTTAATGAATATCCTGATTGGATAGCCAAGCTTGATAGTATAGCTTCTAAGTTTGGGTTTAAACCAGGTGAGTTTACAGAAGCTAGAATGTTAGGCAACCAGTCTGGTATGTTTAATGTCGGTTCTTCTCATATCTTATATGATAATCATTATGCTCCTAAGTTAATATCTAATGGTGCTCAACAGTTCTTAGACTTAGGTACAGCCTTCTTCAGAGGATCAGAACAACATTCTAGATTCGGAGCTCACTACATAGCTTATAAAGAATTCAGAGATAGAAATCCTACTGGACGTATTACAAATGCGGATAGGGCAGCCATCCTGGACAGAGCTGACTTACTATCGGGTAATATGTCCAGAGCTTCTAAGTCTAGAATACAGTATGGTATAGGTTCTTTCCCGTCTCAATTTATGGGTTATCAACTTAGATTAGCAGAACTATTTACTGGCAGTCGTATGGGGGGTACAGGTACTGAAGCTGCTATTAATAGAGCTAGATTATTTGGTACATTTGCTATTGCCTTTGGTGTTCCCACAGCTACTGGTATTACAACTATTCCATTTGATCAATACTTTAGAAAGACAGCTCTAGAGAATGGTTATGTTGTAGGAGATAAATGGTGGCAGACTACTTTCATGGAAGGATTGCCTGCAGCGCTAGGACAGATGGCCACTGGTAATGTTTATGACGTAGGTCAGAGATATGGTGCTCCTGGAATGGATGTCTTCAGAGACGTCTTTACAGGCGATAAACCATGGTGGAATATGTTAGGCGGTGCTTCCTTCTCTACGCTAGCAGGAGCATTTCAATATTCTAATGGTTTCAGAACTGCTATGATGTCTATGATTAGACAAGATAATGAAGCATTTCCTATGACTATGGAAACATTTACAGAACCTCTTAAAATTATATCTTCTTATAGTGCTGCTTGGAAGACAATGGCAGCTATTAATACAGGTAGATGGATGTCTCGTAATGAAACCTTCATAGATCGTACATCTCCTGCTAATGCTATATTTATGGGTTTATCTGGATTGCAATCTCAACAAGCTGCAGATATTCAAAGAGTAACGTGGTCTTTGAAAGATAAGAAAGCTTTGGAAGATACGGGTAAGAAAGAATTTATTAGATACTTTCACAGAGCTTTAAGAGATCAAGAAATGAATCCTGAATTAGCTAGATCAGAGTTTGCTCAAGCTAATGCTTATTTAGTTATATCTGGATATCCAGAAGAGAAGTATCATGAGGCTATAGCTGAAGCTGCAAAAGATAATGAAACATTAATAGAACGTCTTAATTGGGATTTCTATCTTAAAGATATTCCCTACTCTCAGAAAGAGAACTATATGCGTGCATACAATTCTACTACTCAACTATATCAAGGAAGAGGTAGGTAATGGCTCCTGTTAATCCACAAGTACCTCAGGTTTCAGATCCTTTTTATCTTCATTTATCTAGACCTGCTCAAGAACCTACTCCTGATAAGTCTGGAGGTACTCTTTTCAAAACAATAGGAACTGCTTTAGAAGATACTGGTAAGTTAGCTGATACTGGTATTAAGGGGTATATTAAAGATGACATAACTAAACAGATGACTTCTATCGACGAAGAAAATATCTCTGGTTTAGAATCTACTAAGGCGGCTATTGAAGGTGGTACTCAAGTAGCTCAGAACACTCAAGGTAATCAATCTACAGATGTTTTAACAGCACAAGGTAGTGCTGCAGTTCCTTCTGATATTCATCAAGGTATTAATGCTATTCAGATGTTTCAAGATGTAAGAAACAATGGAAAAATAACTGAATCAGATAAGTTAGGTAGACAGTTTAAAGTTCTTAAAGATATTAGACAACAGTGGCCTCAATATAGAGATTATATAGATAGAGAGTCTGAACGTATTACTGGTAAGAATGTAGCCAATGCTTATGCTAACTCTCTTATAGGAGATCTAAATGCTGCTAACGCAGGTAAACAGAAACAACATGATGAATTACTTTCTACTTTAGAACAAGAAATTAGATCTGGAAATGAACAGGCAGCTTTTCTTAAGAATAGATTACTCAGAGGTGAGATATCTGATGATGAAGGTAGAGTGTCAGCAGCTAGATTAAATGCTTATAAGTATAATTACACAGTAGACCAACAACAGAACCAGCGTAAAGAATGGACTATAAAAGATGAGAAAGAAACTGCTCCTGATTTAGCTGATAAACTTCTACATAAAGCATCAGATACTTATGCACATTCTATTTCTCAGCCTGAAGCTTCAGACACAGTTCTGAAGTCTCTTCAGAATGCAACTCTTACTCCTGAACAAGCTCAAGTAGCTTTACAAAAGATACAGTTACTTAAGAATGCTGCTAAGACATCTATGGAAAGAGATATCAATGATCCTAAATTAGGTATCAATGGTAAATCTTTATTCACTATATTAGGTCCAGACGATGCAGGAAAGAGAGTTAATTCTAAACTAGAATACTTTGATCGTATATCTGATCTATTGTCTAATGGTCAATATGGTCAAATACATTCAGCTACTAATGCTTATAATGCTATTACATCTACGTCTAAACTTAGTCTTATGAATGATACTACTATGGGAGGATTCTTCAGAACTCAGTCTGCTCTTGTAGCTGTAGGTGGAGATCCTTTCGCTAAAGAAGTATCTCAATATTTTATAAATAAGAACTTAGGCGGTTCTCCTGGAGTTAAGACTTGGTTAGAAGATTTTGCAGGTAAACAGATGACTGGAACTTCTACCACTAATATGAAAGTTGGTGTAGATCAGGTTAATGCTGCTAAAGATATTCCTGCAGCTACTAAAGCTAAGACTATAGATGAGATGATTCATAATGTAGAACGTATTGCTGATCCTAAGACTCCCGATAATGTTAAAGTAAATCTTATTAGAGATGCTTATAGTTCTCAAAACTTAGGTTTAGTATCTAAGTTTGAGAAAGAGAATGGATCTAATTTATCTGTCTTCGGTAGAATGACTTCTACAGATATGGCTAAAGAGATATGGAGATTGTCTGGAAGTAGTGTTAATAATCCTTTGTGGCAGAACTATAGATCTTGGGCTACACAATCTTTCGGTCAAGAGATATTTGCAGGGGAACTTAGACAGTTATCTGCTGCTCAAACAGCATTAGGAGTAACTCCTCATTTTGAACGAGGAGGTATAGGCGGGACAGGACAAGGATCTATTGGCTGGGATACCGTCAATCATAGGCTTGTAGCTGACTTTCCTAATGTAAGTGCATTCGATAGTATTAGAAAGAACGTTAACCGAATTAACTATGGTCTCCATAATATTAAATCTATAGCTGAGACTGAAGGTACAGATATTAACTCATATATGTTAGGTGAATTACAGAAGTTTGGAGCTCTTAATCCGGAAGTTATGAAGGGTTTACCTCAACAGATGTATGATTCCATAGCTAAACAGAAACAGAATGAAGATGCTTTTAAAGCAGCAGTCAAAGAAAAGTATAAGACTAGAAAGCCTGAATGATGGGTATTTCTTACGGTGATGGTCGTTGGTTTGATAATGAATATGAAGCTGTCGCAGACAGTCATAAATTAATTCAAAGTCCTAATTATGATCCTAAGACAGATGTCTACCAAATTAGTCCAAATGATTATTATGCAGGTTTACCTGGTAAATTAAATAAAGAAAGTCTGGATTTTAATCTTCAGGGTGAAGTTGAAGATAGACGTAATGAATATCCTTTTTATGCAGAAGGGATGTCTGATGTTTTACAAAGAGCTACAGATAAACAAAAAGGTAATGTTCTAGGTTATAAAACACATTTAGAAGAACCTAAAGATATCCATATTATACGTCATGGTACTACGGAAGAGAATGAAGAAGACAAGATTCGTGGAACTAATGATGATGTTAAGTTAAGCGCCGAAGGCCGTAAACATGCCCTAGAAGCTGCTGAGGAGCTCCGTGGTAAAGGTTTAGAGGCTCTGGTATCATCTCCCCTAGCTAGAGCTAAAGAGACATCCCAGATCATCGGTAAAGAGCTTGGAATACCTATCACGATAAGTGATAAATTAAAGACTTGGAATGTAGGTAATTTCGAAGGTAAACCTTGTGAAGGTAATAATGATATTCTGCAGAACTATGCAGAAAAGAAACCAGATGAAGTAGTGCCTGGTGGAGAATCATATAATCAATTTAAAGACAGAGCATTCGAAGGTATCAGAGAAGCGATCTTAGCTAACAAAGATAAGAAGTTAGGTATAGTTACCCACCATATGGTCGAGAGTTCTTTAGAAGGTTGGGAGAAGACTGGACAAGATAATCCTAGTCTAGATCTATCTAAGTTGTTTGAAGATACAGACCAACCAGGTTCTGTACGTAAGATGACTATGGAACCTGATAGTACTATTATGTCTGATCCATTTGAACAAGCAGCTAGACGTCAACGTGAAGCTGTTAAACCAGGTGTAACAGGACATCTGAGTTATACAGAAAGAACTGGAAAAGATATAAGTAATTATCGTGGTAGTAGACAGGAAGGAATGGCAACAAGAGCTGGTGAAGCTATTGGAACATCTCCGGTAAGAACAATCGGTGAACCGTTATTACGTGGTGCTCAAAATTTAATGGGAGCTCTTAAAATGATCTCAGATAGAGGTCATGAAGGTGCTTTGACAGATGAAGAGATTGAAACAATAGCTCCTAAGTTATTTGATTTTACTTCAATGCTTAATACTCCCGCTCGTCCAATTCCTAATACTTTAGGAATGTTTGTAGCTCCTTCTCTAGGTAAGAAGTTATATGCTCAGGGTCTTCTTAAACAAGGTTTATCTCCTGGAGAAGTTAAAGTTTTGACTGGAGTAGAACATGGTGCTGAAGGAATGCTTAGACAAGAAGTTAGTGATTTACCTTCTTCTGTAAATTTAAATGCTTTTAAAAATAAGAGTAGTTGGAATATAGCCAAACTAGGCGATGTATTAGATCATCCTGAATTTTATAAAGTATATCCAGAAGCTAAAAATATAAAAGTTGAAAGAAATCTTGTAAGTGATACTACAGAAGCTAGATTTATGAGTGGTCAAAATACTATTAAATTAAATAAAAATCTTATAGATGCTACAGAAGTTCATGACGCTATTCTTCATGAATTACAACACTGGGTTCAGAACAAAGAAGGGTTTGCTTTCAATGTTCCTTCTGATGCTCCTGCATCATTTGTAAAAGCATTCGCAGCTAGAATGCGTAAGGAAGGAGTTACAGAATCTCCTAAAGAAAGAATATATAGACAATTAGCATCGGAAGTAGAAGCTAGAAATACTCAGAAGAGAGCAGGTATGTCTGAGTTAGAAAGACGTGTATCTCTTGCTACAAAGACAGAAGATATACCTAGATCTTATCAACTTATCTTTGATGAGAAAGGTAATAAAATAGATACTTCTCCTGCTATGGCTTCTATTGGTAGTCGTCAAGGAGAATTTACTAAAATGTTAGACTCAGGAAAAAGTGTAGAAGAGATTGCAGATTATTTTGGATTAGGCGTAGGAACAGTTCGAAATTATAAAAGTCAGTTACGGCCAAATGAAATGAGAACTATGACTAAGAATGCTAGAGAAGCTGCAGAGAGGTTAAGTAAATTGAAATAACGTTCACAACAGAAATAAGAGTTAAAATCTCATTTAGACATAAAAATAGCCTCGGTAGGCTTTCGCTTACCGAGGCTTAGTCATGTGGGATGTGTGCGGCTTACATAACCCCTTGTACGTTTCTTACATCAGGGGCCTGGCCTGATGATCTTCTCTCGACGAAGATAGTTTAAGCTGCTTCTGCAATATCATCAGATGTGGCCACCAGAGGAATCACCTTAGCCGGAGGAGTCCAGTCCCACTTCTCTAACTCTTCGATTGCATCGATGATGACATTGTAATCAGCACCGTTATCTCTGTCGTAATCATAACCTTCTGCGTCTAAACGACAGGCTACAACGATACGTTCAATCCTCTTAGTCTCTTCACTAAGTTTAGCTACGTACTGATTGTAACCATCCTCATCTCGGACTACAGTAGGATCGATCCAATGTAACCAGTCAGTTAACTGGTAAGCACTGTGGTAATAAAAATCATTCAGGTCGTGATCTTCATCTCCAATACGAAACTTACCAGTCTTCAACCATTCTACAGCTTCAGCCAGAGTCTTAGGCTTAGGATCGTTCAGTCCAAAACGCTTAGCAGCTTCTTCCTGCTTCTTAGTAACGATAGTGTTGATCTCTCGGAGGAAGTAGTTCTTGCTCTGAGCAGTGACATCTTCTTCGTTATTGTACCACATGGTAGTCTCCTGTGCACGAGCACTTGTGCGAGTGCTATTTAAAGGAACTAATTTAATGTCTAGGTGGTTGCCGTATTCTATTGGCGTGACGAGAAACCACCTTGGTCGGTACATCATCAAGCGATCCCGTGCGGTGGAACCCAATATGGTCCAGTTCTCTATGATCGCCTTTTGTAACTCTTCCAAGTCGTTCAGCATGCGTTCTAGCTTGATTACGAGCTTCACGGCGTCTAACTTGTGCTGGACTATCTTCCCATCTTGTTTCTTTTGCATAGTTTCTACTCATATGTTCTAAACTTAACCTCTGATTTCTTTTGTTCTTGTTTGTTTAATGTAATTGTAAAAGGTATCTCCAAGTTTAAATATCCATTAAGAGATTTAGCATTCTCCCACATAGGAGCTATCTTTCCAAATACAAAATGAACTACTTCTTCATCATCTGTAATCCAGTTATTCAGCATCATCTCTTGAAGTAATAGATCTTTAAGATGTCCTACAGTCGTCTTTAACTCTAATTGTTTAGGATATTCTTTTCTAGAATCTTCGTATTTAACCGCAATGACATCTTCTCTAGACAAGGGCTTGGTCATCTTCTTCTCCTGTCGAGGGTCGCTGGAGGTGGAAGCGCCTCTCTCGCCGGACTTTCTTCTTCTCATTTATCTTTAATCTTTCTAATTTATTAGTTGGGTGTCTGTTCTTGCTCATCGTAATAACTTATGAATGTAAAATGGAGTTGAGTACATTAAGACACAGGCTCTACCTAAACAAGTAGACATACTATTAACATATATTAATGCTGTGATAATACCTAAACTAAACCATATAAGTCTATGAAGGAATCTATCTACAATATCTATTATAGCCATAACATACCTCATAAGCCTAGTAACCACTCCTCTGGAATATTCCCGATGGCATATCTAAATCCATTCTTCATAGCCCACTTAACTTGTTTCTCTTTATATTCATAAAAGACTATTCTTAGATCCATATTAGGATGCTGTTTCTTAACTGCTATTAATTTGCATTTATCCTCTGGTCTTAGATAGCCTTTATATTCAATATATATCTTTCCCAGAGGGGTATATAGTTTAAAGTCTATAAGATAGTGTCGAGCTAAGACATAAGGAATCTTTTCAGTTTCGTATTCAAATGTAATCCTAGCTCGACGTAACTGATTGGCTATATTCTCTTCAGATTTATTTCTCGTTTTCTTAGATATCTTCTTCCTCGTTCTCTTCTATATCTTGTAAATATTTACAATCTCTAATAGGTTTAGGACAGTCACAAGAACCATCTAATAAAACACAATCTCTGTCCACAAGAGGATCGCTCTGTGTAGACTTAGGTTGAAGCAAGAAGTCAGTGTATGACTTGTCCAGTTCTGTTAATCTCGATGACATCAGGTTTCCTTTCTACGTGACTAAGGTATCTTGGTCCATCTGAGTAGAGGAAAGTTCGTAGTCTTGGGAAACAACAGTGTTTGTATTGACTGTAGCTAGCTTTAACATCGAGTTTATAATTGCCTGACTTTCCCTCAGGTAATATTCCACATGTACAAGACGGAGCTCTGCTAAGTCCAATTGTTTCTTTGCACGATCTAATCCTTTGATGGATATGCTCTTTTCTAAATGAATGTTCATATAATACCATGTGTCCTAATTGTTTGTCAATAGCTAATATATATGCTGTGTCTTTTACCAATACCAGATCGTCGTTAGCACTAGCGCCCATATAAGCGTCAAGTTGAGATAGATAGCCCCAATCGTCAAGCGTTGTTTGATATTTCCTTTTGAATTTGTCCATCCCACGGCTAGAGGAAGATTTAACATCAACAATGTAGCCGTCGATAATGCAGTCTCTATGACCGCGGATATCATCGAGAACAAGTTCATCCTGCTCTCCCGTAACTGTATGTCCTGAAGCTTTGGCAAGAGATATAGCCTGAGCCTCTATTATATGTCCAAAGGAGTATTTGAACTCTGCCCATGGTGGTAGAGGCTCGGCTAACTCTGGTGTATGTATCGAATGCCATAAAGCTTTAGGACAGACAGGTCCTAGTTTAGACATTCTTAAAGATGGTTTATCGATATCGTTATATTGAGATTGTAATCTTTTGGTTATGTTATTAGATAAATCCAGGGCTAGCTCATCTGTGAACCAGCCTCTGGTCGTCAATAAATACTGTATATCGGTAACCAGAGTATAGATTGTTTTTATGGTATCATTCCTTTTACTTGATGTGCAAGTTGTAAGTATAATATTAGTTGTCCAAAACCTACGATTGGAGCGAATGCAGCCATTGTTACAAATGTCTGTGCTACTTCCAACCACTTATCCTTCTTCTTAGGTGGTTCTGGTTTCTTATTCTGATCCTTCAACTCCTTTTCTAAACCTTTGTAGTAGTCTATGGCAGCTCTTAAATCTGCCAGAGGGTTGGATTGAGGTCCGAAAGGAGGGTATCCATGATACATTGTAACCTCCATTATAAATGGACTAACGGGGGCATATGTGCCCCCAAACTTAAGGCGGTTGTTTGATTTGTCCAGAGTGCACATCATGTAACACGATTGCACCTCCATTAGTTAAAGTCTCGGACATGAGACTCTAGAAGTCTCCCTACGGTAGACAACCGTCGAGACCTTGGTTCTTATTTCTCTACATCGAGAGGTCTGATGTGTTTGTTCCAGGTTTACTCCCGTTGAGTAGTTTTATAACGGGCGTTCCGGCTGGTTCGTTTCCCAGTCCCCGGTTATACCAGTGTACTTAACCACTGCATCTCTTTAGATCATTCATCTGTTCATCACAGATCGGCGATCTCTGTAGAGTCTTCGATACTGAGACATCATTCCAGATGACATTTTCACGCCTAATGGAAGCGCTAGTCAAACAGTCTAAGATCAACTCTTCAGAAGAGTGTCTACTTAGTTAATGATGCTATTGCTCAGTCTTTTCAGATCAACATCCTTGTTGAATACAGACCACAGGTTGTTCGGTCTTACAACATCTCTGGAGTTGCAATCCAGCGCATCCGATCACATGGTACTCGCTCTAAACCAATTCCGAGTTCGACACCTATCTGGTGTCCTCATGAGCGTACCGTTGTTTGTCTGCCACCGTGGCCATATCAAGGTTTAGATCCTACTTGTCCTAATACTAGATCGTACTTTCACTCAGGAAGGATTTGAACCTTCTATTTATACCAATTAAGTCTGAGTTACTGTAAGGAGTTACACATCTCCTTAGGATACTAATATTAGTCCTGCTTTTGTTTCTCTATCTATTAGATAGATGACTACGGATATTCCACTAATCCTTTGCCGTCTCATCAGATTGGACTCTGATCCTGATATCCTGGTTGTAGAGACTAAGCTGACTGATCACGTCTGTCACCGGAGGACTAGATTTGATATCGGTTCAGTCCTACTTCCTTATGTTTTAGCCTCCATGTAAGGATACACGGGCCTGCTTAGCGCTCCGACTATGCTGTCCGAATGACTAGTACGTTACTACCTGGCAGATGCTTGCCTCTGTACCCAGACCCTTCCGTACATCTTTCACATAGGATCGCTTATCACGAAAGAGATCATTTATCCTCATCCGTGGGAATAGTCCCTATCGGTAGTGGAGGTTTCACTCTTCTCGGATTGATCTGCTGGCCATTCTCTGCCAGTATTATCTGTAGCTCTTTCGACTGCAGGTCGAATAGTAATTGGAGGAGAAGCTCGTTCTACTACTTCAATTACTTCACAAATCATCACCTTAGTAATGAGATGATCTGATGACAACTGTTTAGCTGCGTATGCATGAATATCTGCTAACGTTGCTTTACAGTTTCCAGGAATACCTGTTGAGTCTTTAATACTAGGTGTTTTAATGTTGATTGCAGCATAGAATTTCTCGTTCATAGATCACCTTTAGATATGACGTATTTATTACGTCTGTTAGTTCGTTTGATCGTAAGATCTAAGAAATGGTACTTAGTTTTCCATCTATTCTCATAGATGCCTGGATGTTTAACTTCTACGTTAGTCATTACATTACCTCGTAAATAGGAACTTTAAACCAATCCCTGGAATATCTGAAGATAACTTTAATTCTTTTCTTTCTTCCTTTTCCTGAAGACCTGATTATTTTTGTAGGTCTAGCGAAATCTAAATATCTCCATTCGTATGTATGTTTACGTTTGGACATAGCTTTCTCCGTTGAGCATAGAATTCTTGTAAATTATCATATTCAAATCTACGTTGAATATTTAATTTAGTCTGACGTTCAATCATTCTCTGATGATAAGTCATTGGTAAAGGACCATCAGATTTCTTTACCTTGTTATCGATGGGAGGTCTTTTCATATTATCCTCCTTGGTAGGAATAGGGAACTCCCACGGAGATAAGAGTTCCCTTTCCTTTTGTTGAACTTCTTAGTTCAACTGTTGTAAGATTAGGCAGCTAGTGTAGTCTTCATAGTAACTACGCCAGTACCGTCACCGTCGGTCTGTGTAGGCGTCGATGAGTTATCATTCGCAACAACCAAGTCGGTAACCAACATATCCGTCGGGAACGGAAAGGAGACTAACTTAGTCGCTTCTAGAATGAAGACATCATTACGATGCTTAGAAGAATGCTTCTTAGCAGAAGTTACGACTGCATCTAACGTCTTCCAGCCATTCAGATCATCAGTAATCTTCTCCCCACCACGGATATAACCGTAGCTGGGGTCATAAGCTAACCAGAACTTATTCATCTTTAACTCCTAGAATAAAGGGTTATCAGCAGGCACCTTATTGAAGCCTCTGATTTCCTTCGGGTCTCTCAAATTATCCGATATCTTCGGATCGTAAGGGACTAATTTATCTACTCTAACAGAAACTAACCTAGCTGCTGTTCCTCCCATCTTATTACCAGGAGGATTGTAACTATAGGTTTCTAATTTAATAGTAACTTCAGAACCATTACCTACGCCAGTACTTATCGGTAGATTGTTTTCATCAAGTATCATAGGTGCAGCATATAATCTACGTACACCTTTGACCATCTTCTCTGAAGGACAAGAGAAAGACATACTATCTCCATCTTCATCTCGTCTTAATCTATTCTTAATACCTTCATATTGTTTTCCGTTTACAGTCTTAATCTCCTTCAATTTCTTGATCTTATTTAAAGACTCTTCGTTAGGATAAAGTACCATAGCATACTTACCGTACATGTCTGGTACAGAAACTCTAACCCATTTAGCTTTACCCTGTAGGTAAACGTTATCAGTAGCCATTATCGGAGTTCTTCAACTCGAACTACCGTAGCTTCAAGAGCCTCTGGATTATTGTCCTCGAATTCTTTAATAGCTAACTTAGCTGCGTCATCTACATGATAACCATCTACATCTACTTCAGCAAACATAGGTACTTCATATTCAATATGTACTCTGTACTTCATTATTTATTCTCCTCATCTAAATCTATTATTGTAGGTCGAAGTTTCTTAATTCTAGGCTCACGTTTTCCAGTAGGTTTTCCTGTTCCTTTTGTTTCCTTTCTATATTCCCGACCACGTGACTCTACTGGACTAATTAAAGGTTCTTTCCAATTTAAAAAGGTATCTCTTGCTTCGTTATTTGGATCTCCTTCATCAAATAAAGCTGCAGCTCTCGATAAAGCAATGGGAGTATCTAAACGATAAATTGCCAATTCTCCAAGATTTGCAGAGTCTTCAGCCACTGCTAGTATAACTCGGTTATTAGTTCCATCTCCTGTTATAGTGGGGTATCCTGTTGCAGCAGATAGTCCTGAAGATATTACACAAAACCAATTATCATTGCTTTTTGCTAGGTTTAGTACGGCTGTGGTGAATATAGGTGTTAGTTTTTCTTCATGTAAAAGATAACAGTTTGCTTTTTCTAAACGACTTTTCAAATATGGATAGCGTTTAATAAATCTTTCTCTGGTCTTTTTTGCACCTCTGGGGGCATCTTCTTTATAAAGTTCTATCAATGAGTTACCTTCCAATTTGTTCCTATTGTTTCTTTACCATCATTCATATAACTTCCTGCTAGAGGACACTTAAGTCCGAACATTTCACCTACCTTTCTCAGCGAGTCTGACGCTGTTTCAGCCATCCAACGAGCTTCTTCTAGATCATTGGTGGGCATTTCTATTTGCCATTCATCATGAACTAAGTTGACTAGGATCGGTTTATCAGATGAGATAAATAATTCAGCAGAAGGATAATAGCCACTGCGAATATTACTTTCGATATTCCCTGCCACATCATTAGAGAGTGGTATGTGTCCATATCGCTTCTCCTCCGTCTCGCGTAAACGCTTCGACACTTTATCCAGCCACAGTATTGTGGCGTGTTTCATTACTACTGATTCACCGTTCTGAAGATAGCCACTCATCATCAAGTGTCTACGTTCTGATACTGTTTCACCAGGTACCCTGACGTGACGACCGTCCAATCCAATAAAGTAGCCGCGCCTAGCATCTTTCTGAATTTGCCCTTGCTTAAGTTCGGTCCAGGCGGTGTACTGGCCCATAAGCCTACTAAGTGCTTCTTCCGCTTGGGGTACTTTACACTCAAGAATTTCAGCCAGTTTAGAAAGTCCTGCACCCAAGAAAAGAGCATATAGAAATCTTTTGGCAGCTTGCCTGCTTCGACATACACTACCAAGCACCCGTTGATTGAACGAATGTGGATCAGTCTTGTCATCTTTACGTCCTTCCACAATAGCTTTTATTAGGACAGGATCATTTAAGTAATGAGCAAATATTCTAAGCTGAATACCTTCTGCGTCAACGCCAACGAGCAAGTGACCCTTAGGGATTGAGAAACAAGAACGCATTTCTCCTCCCAAGAGCTTGACTTTTCCCTGAATGTCAAGTTCGTTGGGAATATTGGCCATATTAGGGGCTTGATGCGCCATCCTATGTGTCCATGCACCGATAGCAATAAACCTCCCGTGAATTCTTCCGGTATTGGGATCATAAAGTTTAATCCACTCGGTGAGCGTCCTACGTCTAGCTTCGAATAGTATCCTCTTGGCCAGAGTTCTAGCTGATTGTGGAGCACTACTGGGAAGT